GATATAGATTGGAATATTTTAGCTTATAATACAGATGTATTACTTAAAAACGAGTTAATTATCAAAATTATGACTGACCCTGTGTTAGTTTCATTGGCGCAATCATATATAGGTTGCTTGCCCTCTGTACATATGCTAAGTATGTGGTGGAGTAAATTCACAGGTGAAGTTTTTCACACTCAAAAAATACACAGAGACGGGGACGATTATAAGTTTTTAGCTTTTTTTGTTTTCTTGACTGATATTGATGAAAACAATGGACCTCATATTTTTTATCCAAGAACACAAAATGGTTCAGATGATCTTTCTGAAAAAGTTGTTATAACAGGAAAAGCAGGAACTGCAGTTTTAGCAGATACATTTGCTTGGCATCATGGAGCACCTCTAAAGGAAGGTAAAAGAATGCTAATGTACAATAGATTTGGTCTATTTAAAAATAATAATTATTATAGAGATGAAAGCTACGTACATGCTCAAGATTCTGATGTATTCTTTAGTAAAATTGAAGATTCATATACTAATAGGCATTTATTGAGGTTATTTATCAAATGAGTATGAAAGAATATTATGAAGTATATCTTACTTTACATCAAAATAAAATTTGCAGAAGATTACATGTTCTCGGTCAAATTATGACCATTTTTTGGATTGTAGGTTGTTTAAAATTCGAATATTACTGGTTTTTAATTTTGACTCCTTTTGTTGTATATCCTTTTGCCTGGTCTGGTCATTTCTTTTTTGAAAAGAATCAACCAGCTGCTTTCAAAGATCCAATAAAAGCTAAAATAAGTGACTGGATTATGTTGTTTGACATATTGACAGGAAAAGTACCTTTTTGATGAATTACAAGCTGTTTTTATGGATCAATCAATCAAATGGGGATACCTTAGGTATGATTCCTTTGATTAATGCTTTGATAAGTAAATATCCAGAAACAAAAATAAGATTTGGATGTTATGAAGATCAAGCTTATTTGTTAAAACATTTACCTATTGAAGTGTTTCCAATATCTGGTGATTATAAAAATATGGCTGTTAGGACTAATCCACAGTATTTTATGTCTAAAGTTGATCCTTTAATTTACAAAAATTACACCTGCTTACATCTTTGGGGTGGTCTTTATAATTTAAAGCACATTTGGCAGGATCAAATCAAAACATTCAATCAACAATGCGCAAATAATAATATAAATTTATTTCTTGATAATTCAGAATTTGGGTATATTGAGTTACCTATAGTTGATGTAAATGTAAAAGCAAATGCAGTTTATGTAGAAAATAGTCAACCAGTTAGCGGACAAACTAATTTTCAGTATGATATGTATAAATTGGGCTTGATGTTTCCAAGAATTAATTTTTATACTGTTGGACCAATTAATTTTTCTGCAAATAATGTACATGATTGTAGCAAAAAATCTTTAATAGAACTTTCTAGTATTTCCAGAAAATGTAAACTTATTTTAGGAAAAGGAAGTGGTCCTTTTTTCTGTACATTAAATGAAGAAAACAAACATAAAACGAAGGTCTTGGCGGGTTTAATGGGTGGATTTAGATATAAGTTTTGGAATCTAAATGATGAAAATACATTACTACTTGATACTGAACAAGAAATATTTGAGCTATTAAGGCCAATAAATAGAGGTCAATGAAGATCTCTATTTATTGGCCTTTAAATTCAGTTCTAATTGATTTTATTTTTATTTGTCAAAAAAACTATCCAAAACATCACCTATATAAGAAATTTGTTCTTCAGTTATTACGGGTGATGTACCTAAAAAGAATGTGTCTGTAGTTACCTTTTTAGCTACAGGAAAATCACCAAGATCCATATCACCAACTAAATGACTATAAGCTGGTTGCATAAGAATATTACCAGCAAAATAAGGCCTAGTTTGAATTTTTCTTGACTCAAAATACTGACAAAGATCACTTCTCTTAAATGGTGCGTTATCTTTTATAGTAATAGGAAATGCAAACCAATTAACATCTGAATTTTTTTGTGCTACTGGAAGAACAAAGTATTCTTCATACTTGCTAAAAATATCAAAAAGCAACTTATGATTTCTTTGGCGAAGTTTCTTAATTTCATTAAGTTTATCAATTTGAGCCAACAACATACTAGCTTGAACTTCGATTGGTTTTAAATTATAACCAATTTCCTCATACACATACTTGTGATCAAAAACTTCACCTGGGATACTTGGCAACCATTCAGAAAATCTTTTATTACAAGCACCACATTCTGTAATATTTTGTTTACCAATACAGAAACAGCCACGTCCCCAATCACGAAAAGAACGAATTACTTTTTCAAGATTTTCATCATTACAAACAACTAATCCACCTTCTCCACAAGTAATATGATGAGCAGGGTAAAAAGAGCAAGAAGCCATAGTACCAAAACTACCCAAAGGATTACCGTCGAATTGTGATCCCAAGGCATCACAACAATCCTCCAATAAAATCAATCCATAGTGATCGACTATATCCATAAGCCTGTAAATATCAGGTGGATTTCCTAATACGTGTGCAAATGTTATTATTTTAATTTCTGGATCTGCTTGTAATGTTGCTTCTACATCATCTAAGCTAAGGTTCAAGCCATCCAAAGATATGTCAACAAATACAGGCTTAAATCCACATTGAAAAATCGGATTGATTGTAGTGGGAAATCCAGCAATAGGAGTTAGTACTTTGGTTCCTTCTGGTAAATTTAAGTATCTTTTTGACTTAATCGCTGACATCATAAGAAGATTAGAACTGCTACCAGAGTTCGTCAATAAAGCATGATTTTTGCCAAACAAAGAAGCTAATTTCTTTTCAGCTTTATAGGCTTCAGCACCAAGAACTAACCAACCATCTAGAAGAGTTGATACTGATCTAACAATTTCAGTATGATCAAAGTAAGGCCCAGCATAATGTACATGATCTTTTCCTGGCCTCCAACTCTTATTTGGTTCATTCTTAACATACTCTTCTACTAATTTAAGCAATTCTTCTTTGGTCATAATATAATTTTACCATTATTTAAAACAAAAAAGGAGAGATATTTCTATCTCTCCTTTTTATGACTAGTTTAGAATTAGCTTACGGTAATTCTTGAAACTGCATAGTCATTGATGAGCGCAAAACCGAGCTCTTCGTAAACAACCCATCCGAGTCTAAGTCTCTTTGGATCGTCTGCAGGAAGAACAGTAATGTCTTGGCGAACTGGCATTGCACCAACGAATTGGGCAGGAGCAAGAACGTAAACACTGTTCTTAGGAACCATTGTGGAAACGTGGATGTCAGCGGAATAAATATGACCGTAAAGACCAGTCATAAGAATATCTCTTTGAGTTGCCTCATCGAAGAATTCCTTACCCCAGTTTCTGATATCCTTGTATCTTTGTGGGTGAAGAACAACCTTAGCACCGATTAACTCGTGCTCTTCAATGAGGGTCAACGCAAGGTTGATATTCTCTGGTTGAAGAGTACCGGAAACGGAAATCGCTTGGTCAGTTGGAACACCAGCATTGATAACCTTGAAGACTTCAGTATCTTCTTGTCTTTGGAGGGAGTCCTTAGCACGGACTTGAGCTCTATCGACAATGTAGAATCTTCTTTGGCGGATTTCGTTCAATCTGATTTGTGGGTGTGCAGCTAATTCAACAGTAGGAACGAGAAGCTCTTCAGCCTCAACCTCAGCTGTTGGAACAGCACCACGCTTAGGAATGACGTATGACTTAACAGCAACGTCTCTCTCATAGCGAGCAAGAGCGCCTTGTGGGAGCTCATCAACCATCAAAAGCTTGCGCCCGATGGCTTGGTACATGAGGGAAGTCTTGATTGGCTCAACCATTGCTTGCGCAAGAGCTGTGCGTCCCTCTGGAGTCTCGAGAGCCATTGCAATAATGGATTCTCTTTGCTCATTTGTGTTTCTCTTAATCATTGACATTTGAATAATTCTCCTTTAAAAATTATTTACCGTTAGACGCCACTAAGTTGAGTGAAGTAAAGAAGGCCAGCAGCTGAGTCATAAGAATCAACTCTACCTACAATAACACCGTCAGTACCAATAGTACCTAACTTGGCAAGCTTACCAGCGTTTGCAGAACTTGCAGCAACAGTAAGAAGATCACCCACAGTAGGGGTCCATCCACCTGCAGCACCGTCTTGGGTTACAGATGTAGATGCAACTGATGAGAATCTATCGGTAATAAATTGTGCGCCTGGGGTATTGAAAACACCAACACCTCTTCTTGGACCTTCGTATCCTGAAGAACCAGCAGTTGGGTTTGTAACACCATTGACGTTCTCAGCTAAGAAGTCGCCAATAGCTCTTTTTGAAACAACGTAGAAACCGTTGTTATTTGCTTGAAGAACACCTGAAGAATCGGTGTATGAAGATCCAACTGGATCTGAAAGAATTATAGTGTTGCCACTTCTTGCAGTATCATCTGCAGAGAATCCGACAAACTTACCTAATTGTTGGTTAAGTGTTGTAAAACCTGTAGCTGATCTATAGGCAGCTGCAACAGTTCCATCAGACTGAAGGAAAAGAGCATCGCCTGCAAGCCATGAGCCAGAAGCAGCTGTGTTGTAGTTAGCAACTACGAGTGTGTTTAATGCACGAATAGCCATTGTTTATTTCTCCTAATTATTTGTGAGGAAACTAATCCTCGATTTTTGGCATTGTCCAGGTACCCTTCAAAGCACCTTGAATGTCAAGAGCTGCACTATTGTTGGATAAACCACCACTTAGTGCAGGAGATGTAGATACGCCTAATGTTGAAGCGGTTCTAGTACTCATTCTTTCAGCTGCTGCAGCTACAACCCTTTCGGTTGAAGACTGTGCGGACTTAAGTAAGAGTTTGGTTTGTCTGATCATTGAATCAGACTTAAGACCATCATTGATCATTTGTTCTGCATATGAATCAACTTCTTCAGAAGTAATAATTCCAGCTAATGCTAATTTAGTAGCACAGCTGTAAGAAGTCTTGACTCTTGCAAGATCAACTGCAGATGATTTGAGTTGATTTACAGTCTCATAAGCGTCATTCAATTCTACTTGAGTATCATTGATATTCTTTTGAGTATTTACATGTTGTCTAGTGTCAACATTTTGCGCTTCAACTTCTTTGTCTTTGGAGCCAGCGTTTGATGGGCAATCCTTATTTGCACAACGAGTTGCTTCATCATTCATTTCTGCTTCAGACAGTCTCATCGATGCACCACAAGAAGTGCATTCACAATCATGCTTTGCTTCTTCATCTCTGGATGCTGCAACTGATCTGGTGGTCTTGTGTGGCATTGAAGGCATTTGTGTTGGGATTTGTGGATGCTCTACATCTTCTAATCCTGCAGAAGGATTTTCTAAATTGTCCCAATCAACTGTGTACTCTAATGAACCATCTCCAGAACCTTCAAACTTTCCAGGCTTTGTGACTGAAGGGAATTGCAATGAACCTGGATTCATTGTAGGAACCTTTTGTTCAGCCCAAGTTGGATTTTGTTCCTTAAGTGAGTTGCCTTCACTACCTTGCATTGTCATGCTTGGATATTCAACTTCACCATCCATATCAACCATATCTTCGTTATACTTAAATGAGGCTGACGCTGGATAAGTTTCTTCTTCTGAAGCAATCTTCTTGAGAATTTCTTCTCTTTCAGCTCTTCTTAAAAGAGCTTCTCTCTGTGCCTTGCGCTCAGCCAATGCTTGTTTAGTCATTGATCTAACCTCTTTGCTTGTTTTCATAAATTGTTTTTCATTGTCTTCGTCATCATCTGACTCATGTTCTGAATCCATATCATCTTCATCATCATTAAAATGAGTGATATCTTCATCATCATCTTCGTCAGAATCATCATCTCCGCCAAGAAGATTATCTAGCGCCTCTTGCACAGCTTTTTGTGCTTGGTCAACCATATCAGCGGGAACTTCAATCTCAAAAGTGGCGACATCATCACTATCTTCTACTTCGTCTTCGTCATCCATATCTTCATCAGACATGTCATCGTCATCTACATCTTCTGAATCTTCATCACTCGTAAAGTGATGAAATTCCATATCATCTTCTTCATCATCAGATTCATCGTTTGCGAAGTCAACAGTCTCTTTGCCATGATCAAGGTCTAAATTTGAAACGTTAAGACCAGCTTGTCTTGCAATATTAGGAAGATATTTTGCTCTGATTGCTTTTGCGACAACGACAGCTTCATTGGTATTCAAAGATGCTGTCTTTTCCATGTCGGAAGCGCAGTTCATAAGATCTTCCTTATCAGTTGCATTAATTTCAGCTAATCTCATTGCTGCAAATTTTCCCTGATTGGCTTTATTCGAATTTTTATTCATTTTTATGCTGCTTCCCTTAATAAAAATAAAATCTTTTATCAAAGAATTTATAAATTAGTTATTCATAAACTTTTTTTTATCTTCTAGATAACTTGTTTTTACACCTTTTTTCAAGCAAAATAGTGGGGGAATTATTCCCCCACTATTTTGTGTACTAATCTATCCAAGTAATGGATACATCAAGCTTTGATGGATCTTTCTTTGATGCTTGTACAGTTGTTCTTGAATAATTTCCACACTTGTAACAGAATGTATTATTCTTGACTTTATGTGCTTCTCTATCACCACAAGATGGGCAAACCATACCGACAGGAAGCATTGATTCTGCAGTTCTATCAAACGATGGTAATGCAGTCTTCAAATAGACATCAGAATCAACTGTAGCGGACAATCTAACCATTGTTCTGATATCAGAAGCAACTGGCCCCATTCCTGGAGCAGCTGGTGCAGGAGCTGGTAATTCAGCAGGAGCAGTTGCAGCACCCAAACCTGTATCAGGACCAAGACCCATTGGATCTTCTTCAGGTGAGGTTTTACCCTTATCACCCATTGAAATTAATTCAATTTGTTGAAGAATTTTGTATGTAGTTCCACAGCTTTGGCAGTCTGCATTTGATTCTGAAATATTTACATCATCAGCACCACAAACTGGACAAACAGAACCCCAAGGCTTCTTTTCACCAGGCTCTGTTACTGCATCCATATCTGCAGACTCATTCATGTCAGCGCCACCAGTAAGTGAAGAAATACCTAAATCGCCACCAGCAGGAGCACCACCACCCAAACCTGGATCAACTGGACCAGCTGCAGGACCTTGAGGAGCTGGAGCTCCCATTCCTGGCATGGCTTGTGCGTATTTCGCTAAAATATCATCTCTTCTAGACTTTCTAGCTAATCTTGCACCCTCTGTCATTATAACTGGCATTTCTGCGTTATCTTCAACATTCATTTCAACAGATTCTTCGTCAGTTTTGAAAGTTTTTGAGGAAGATGTAGAAACTGTTGCTGTTACATCACCATTTTCAGAAACAATCAAGTCTGTGAATGAGAATGTGCCTGGATCAACTTGGAATCCATGTCCTTGAAGAACTTCAATAGCTTTTTGCTTGAAAGACTCATCAAAATTACTATCGCTTGGTTGTGTGCCATTTAGATCTTCAGCTCTACACATAAATCTAATACAATCAGACTTGCTTTGAGTTACAGTCATACCAGCTGTTCTTTCAGAAGCAACTACAGCCTTGGCAACAAGTTTCTGTGCAACTTCAAATTCTTCACAAAGTCTCTTTGCAGCCTTTGCAATTCTTCTTGTGCTAATTCCAAAATTTGTTGAATAATCTGCTAACCAACCAACAACATTTTCAGAAACACTTTTAGTTGATGCAGTTTTGACACCCCAGAATTCTCTTCTAGCTCTTGATCTTAATCTTCCGTCAGTTGCTGTAGCTGTCTTTGCTCTATCGATAGCAGCCATTAATTGTTTTTCTGGCATTGCTTCAACAGAATCAACTACTTCATCAGGAGTTGTGCCAGTTTCTTTAGAGGACATTGCCATAGCAGAAATAGCAGACTTGAGATCATCTTTGGAGATAAGATCTACATCAGCATCTACAGCAGACATAAGTGCAGACTTGAGTTCTTCATTTTTTGAAGGTGCAGTTTCAACATCCAAACCTTCTCCAGGAACAGATGCTTGACCCATAAGAAGTTCAGCGATTCTTGAAACGCCTTCTTTAGTCATTTCACCTTCTTCAACTGCAACTGAAAGTGCATCAGCAAGATCTCTAGCTGTGATTTCAGAAGTTACAGCAGCACCTAATTGCTTAATAACAGCGGAAACTGAATTTTCTGGTGAAGCATCTCCACCAAAGAAATCTACCTTTTCTGCTTTATCTGCTTCCATTTCTGTTCCAGCAGCAGCAGTTCCAATCATTTCTGGAAGCATTGGCTCTTCAGATAATGTTTGCGCAACACGAAGAATTGTTTTAGGAGTTTCTAGTGAAGAAATAACAGCCTTACCTAATGCAGTAATGGTTGCTGTCATAATTTCATTTGCACTAGCAGATCCTTCTGTGCGATGATTTGACAATTGCTTTTCTAAAATTTCAGTTGGAACACCGTGAGTAACTTCGTCAATTAATTGAGTTAAGGACTTACGAACTTCTTCATCCTTTACTCTTCTACCATAAAGTCCAGCATCTCCAAGAAGAATTTCTCTTACACAATCTTGGCTTGCACCTGTTTGTTTAGGCTCTAATTGCTTCTCACGAACTTCATTTACAGTGCCAGTGTTCTTTGATTTAACACCTTCATATAAATTATCATATGACTCACCGCCTCTGACTTCATTGAGTTGGCTCTCTCTGTCATCAAGTCTTTCTTTGACATCAAGCAAAGCAGTCTTGATAAAATGTGAGTAGTCCTTGAGCAATTCTGCAGCAACTCTTGTTCCTTGTCCATTTTCCATTAAACCAAGTTGGTTTTCATTTAGGATAGGTTCCCAAGTAGTTCTTTTTCCATTTGTGTAACCCGTGATTGACCCGTCAGTAGAAAGAACAACTCTATTACCTGCATTATCCTCGACTTTAAAATCGATTGTAACTGCAGCAGCAAGTTTTTTTCTTTGCTCTGATGCAATCTTTGCAAAGTGATCCATTTGATTTCTGCTCCCCGCCACAAAAGGCGTATTTGTTTTTATATTTTTGCTTCTCTCATTAGCAACTCTAATGACATTATCAATACTTTTTTGAATTTGAGCATCGTTGTTTAAATTTTCTTTTAAATTTAATATGCTTTGTGAAAAATTCAAAATTCTATTGGAAGATGAACTTTTTTGAGTACTAGCAAAAACTTCTCTTTTGCCGTCTCTTGAAGCCCAGACCAAATTGTGATTGCTAGAGGCTAAAGCAACACCGCCTCCAACTTGACTGCCTTGATCTCCAGAATAGGTAAGGTCCATTACCTTACCTACAGATTCAGTTGGTGCATAATTAGCCAGACCAACATTTGCATTCATAGGAGAAGCTTGTGGAGCTTGCCCCTGTTGCATATTTTGAGGTTGATTGATTTGCTGTGGTCTTTGTCCACTCCCAACATCAACTCCGTCGTCAATCATGTCCTGCATGGTAGATTGAAGTTCGGCCATTGATTTGGTGATTTTGCCAACATGCCCTAAATCAACGTTATCTTTTCTTGCAAACATATTCATCACTGCAACTTCCAAGAAATTTAGTGATAAATTGATTAAGTCAAGAATGTTCAATCCAGAAGCAGGATCTATACCAAGCGCTGTCAATACTGCTTGAACAGTAGAATTTTGATTTGCTCCAGCTCCTGCTAATAAAGGACCACCAACAAGAGTGCCAGCTTGTTGTGCTAACCTTACTGCTGTTTTAGCTGTAGAATTTGCTACTCTTAAACAATTTTCGTATTCTGGTCTTATAGAAGATTCTAGTGGAGATCCTTGCAACGCTAAAACAATATTTGCAGAAAGTTCATTTGCTTTCTTTTCCAAATTCATTGCAGCGTCTAAAACATCATCGACATCATAAATTTCTTGAATTTCACAAGATTCAAAAGCACCATCGCCTACACAGCTTAATTCAATAAACTTAACACCATAGTTCTTTTCATATGCTTTTTTGCCAGATTCAGGATAAATCTTGCCTTTATACTTCTTAAGATGTTCACAATAATCTCTTTCAGTGTATGCTTTATTACCACAAATTGAACAGACACCCCATTCAACACTTGCACCCATTGAAACATCGTGAATTACGCCAGTACGAATATTTCTTGCAATATCAGGATAAGCTTCTTCATCTACGAAGAATGTGCAGTATACGCAATTTTCTTTTTCGTCCCATTCTGCGTAAACAACCATACCTTTAGCCTGTTCGATGTCGTCATTCTTATGATTGGTGTAAATTGGAACACCTTCAAAAGTCTTATAAGCTGGAATTTTTTGGCCTTTAATTTCAGCTTCTTTTAGGAGTTCTTCTTTAGAAAATAAGTCTCCATTAGCATTTACAACATCTGCATCGATTGCTCTAGCTCTAACCCATAAAAGTTTTGCACCTTTACGAGCTTGCATTTCTTTAACGATGTCAAAATCTTTGTATTTTTCTAGGACTTCTTTTGGATCAGCATATAGAGATTGAAGACCAATTTTAGCAGCTTCTCTCATATTAGATGAAGCAGTCTTAATAATATAATCTCTAGCTATATTTCGGTCATTTTCGTTGAGAAAACTATTAATAGTAATAGCTCCTCCTTTTGCAACCTTGTACATATATTCAATCCTCAAAAAATAAAGTTATCAATAGGATTTGTTCTATTTTTAACATATTAAAACCTGTAAAATTTAAACCCGTCGAAATCGACGGGTTTATTGTACAGTGACAAACTATTCTTCAATTATAGATATTCCGAATTCCCTTCACCCATACCTGTTCGTTTCTTTATTGCTTTTATAAGAACATTCAAACAATCTTGTGGATGATCGTTTATTTCTTTATCAGTAAATCTTACAATAATCCATCCATTTGCAGCTAGTTCAGAATCTCTACGTTTATCTTTTGCAATTTTATCTGGATTGTTATGCCAAATTTCTCCATCTGCTTCTATACCAATTTTTAAGTTAGGAATTGCAGCGTCTAATTGATAATCCATAGTTGGACCAGCAGAATATTGAGCATATAGAGGAAATGGCATATTTAAAGACATTGTCAAACCATATAATTTCTTTTCTAGGCCAGTAAACATTTTTGGCTGTTGTGCAACGTCTACTTTCTTTTTTGCATATTTTTTGATAGCTTCATTATCATTATTGGCAAATTGATATATTTCTTCCAGAGCATAATTATTTAATGGATGAGAATTATCTCCACCACAAAGTGGAATCTGTATTGAACCAAATAATCCATCATATTCACTTGGTAGAGGACCAAGAGAACCTCTACCAGTCACTGGAGTCAAAGACATCAAGAAATATTCATGGGCAGCAGACTTAATTCTTTTACTAGCAGTTCTTACACTTGAATTTTTTGCATTAATTCTTTCATCATAAATTTCATTTATCGTTGCACTGGCTAGCTTGTAATTTTTAGTCATAGTTGATGCTGTTGGAGCAGGAGCAGCACCTGGAGCTGGAGGAGCGGCTGCTGGTGGTGGAGCAGCTCCGCCAACAGCTAAATCAGCAGGTGGAGGCGCTCCCATCCCACCTAACATATCTGTAGGTGCTGCCCCAAAGCCTTGTCCAGTAACGCCACCACTTTGAAAGCTTAATGAAACATTAGGAGTACCAAAATTTTGATCATTCATAAAGTTTGCACCTTGTTCAAACCTTAATCTTTCAATTTCTTGATCAGAATCTAAACCAAAAGCTTCTATAAGAGAAACATTTGATATAACACCATTTTGGTTTGCAGTGACAAGCATTTGAAGCTTGCCAGTATCATCTCGTAATTGAAGATCGTCAAATTTAATTTTAGGATAAACTAATTCGTCTTGACCTCTTTCACCCTCAATTACAAAGCCATTCCATTTAGCAACTGGCATAAAAACATTTTGCTCAATCCAGTGTGCAACTTCTCTTCTAAAAGTCTCTAATCTTTGAGCCATTGCAAGAAGACCAACTTGAGCATTGCCATAAGTTGGACCCTCACCATTCAAGAGAGCTTTGTTGAGCATAACACCATCTAAAATTTCTTGCTCAATTAATTCAAATTCACCAGTGAGAGGATGAATTTTTCCTGTAGCTCCATACCATTCAAGATCAAAATTGTGGTGAGTTACAAGAGTTAAGTTTGGATCATTTGCAATAGATGCCAATTCATCTTGAACATTGTCAATATCTTCTTGTGATGCTGGTCTTGTATCACTACCAATTTTTACAACCTTGATTGGTAAAATAAGACGCTCAGCAATCATATATTGAGCTTGACGTAGTTTATCTTTGTAAGTTAAAATTGGAAACAATGGTCTGATCATAGAAATTCCATAATCTTCCCAAGGGTTTGATCCGTATTTAAAATGATGAATAGAGATCGGATTAAGTTTGATAGGATTTCCCTGGATAATCATCTTTTTGATATCATCAGGAATCTTGTCATAGACTTCTTTAGGATGTCTTTCATTTACAATTCTAGTTTCTTCTGCAGATGGTCTGTAAGCATAACTTCCAGGCTGATCAATCATGCCTGGGCTTTTAATTACAGAATCTGGATTAAGAATTGATATTGATTTCCAAGTTGCACCATCGTGTTCACATTCTTGATTTTTATCATCGTCCCAGTTTGACCCTTGACAATGTGGACAATCAAGAGAAAGCAAAACAAATGAATCACCAAGTAAGTGATATGTTTTGGAAATTTCAGGAAGCCATTTTTGAAAGTTTAGTGATTCTACTAACTTTTCAAAATAGTCTTTTACGTAAGAAGAAGAACATTCTAATTTCCAACCAGAGAATGGATAGTTGGTGTAAAAATTGACAGCTGCAGCAATTTTTGGTTCGTTATTTCTCCACCAGTTAGCCCAAAGATAAACTTCACGACGAGCATTTGGAATTTGGAATGATGATGGAGTTAAAAATGGCGAATAGAAATTAGGAGCTGTCGTAACTGTATTTAAACTAGCAGTTCTTGTTACGCCTGGTCCTAAACCTAAACCAATTCGACTGCTTGCATAATTTCTATCTACAGTTGATGAAGTTGTTGATGCTCCTGATACTTGTGTTGCTGCTGTTCTGATAGCAGAAGCCAAAGATGTTCTATTTGCCATAACATATATTATACCGTTCTAAAAATATATAACTTAATACCAAGTTTGATTAGAAGGTTTGTTTCCAAAAAGGATAGGATCTTGCTTGCCTTTTAGTGCTTGATAATATCCTTCTCCATTCTTGAAATGTTGAAAACTATTACCTTTTTCTGTAGAAGCCATACTTTGTGGATCTCTATTATTATTTTCTTGTTGAGATCCTCTAAGTTGTTCTTCTAAGGTTGTTTCTTCTGGATTCTCGTGAAACGGAGAATGTCTACGTGCTTCATTCGATGCGGATTGTGGAGACTTGATAAAATTTCCAGTGTTATCCATGGTCATTCTGTGAGGACGATCAACAAGTAAATCCCAAATTTCTTTTTGTTGAATTTGATTCATACTGTAATATTCATCAAGTGTTTTGCCCATTTTTTCAAGAATGCCTGACAATTCATCATATAATCCAGCAGGTTCGTTGTCTACATCTCTAATGTTGTAAATTTCAGAATTGTTTTGAGAATCAACTTTTTCTTCTTCTGAAAAATTAACACCACCACCAAATTGGGCCAAAACTTGCTTATACCACATCGTCGTATTCTTCTCTTTTAGATTCCATAATGTAGTCTAAACCAAGTTCATCAGCAAATCTTTTGAGATCTTCTTCTGAAAAATGATGACCTATACTGTCTTCATCTTCAGCATCTAAAAGCGCTTCAATATTTTTGGTAATTTTTGTATTTTGTCTTCTGTCTTCTAATTGCTTGTCTCTAGATACATCAACAACATTTTTCTTTCTGGTTTCATTGAGAATTTGTTCTTGATTCATTTCTTTTTTAGAAGCAGTAATATTTTTATCTAATTGATGAATAATAGAATCTTTTGGCTCATTTTTATTCTTATTCAATTCATCTCTGTAATTGATTGGATCTTTACCCTTCACATTTAATTGATCAGCATAAGATTCTTCCATCTCACCACGATGATTGTAAAGACCATCAGAATCAAGTTGATTTTCTCTAACTTCATCTGTTACAGATTCTTTATCATTCAATTTCCTCAAAAGCATTTCAAGGTAATCTGTGCCTTTTTGATCTTTTCTTGGTAATTGTGAATCGATTGTCTTATTAGTGTCAGATTGAGCTTGTTTTGGGCGCATAACTGGCTTATCGCCTTGTTGATGACCATAGCTTGATTGTTTGGCATCTGATAATTGTTTTTCTCTAGAATCATCGACATTTTGCTTGCCTCTGATTTTATTAGCGCCTCTATCTGAATTTTCAAATCTAGCTTCGAATCCAATTTCACCTTCAGTAAGTTTCTTGGATCTTTCGCCTTCTTTAAGCTCAAGGGCATTAGCTTCATTATCTGGATGTTTATGAACATCTAATCTTGCCATAACTTCATCATGTGATTGGAAAGCTACTTTGAGCCAATCTTGATATGCACAAGTAACGTGTCCTTCTTTATCAACTCTGGAGTCAATACAGTTCTCACGGCATTTTGAAATTTCCATAGGGATTGGAGATTTATATCCTTGAAATTTACCTTTAGGGCAAAGTAAATAAGGCTCATTTGCTTGTGTTGATAATGTTGTGTAAGCTACTCTTCTATTTTCTTTTGGTGTGATTTCTGAATACCAATTATGTAAATAGTTTGATACTTTAGTAGTTTGTAATTTGTTTCCTGATAAAACAACATTTCTAGCACTTTCAAGTTTAGAAATTCTCAAGGAAGTGGATGCAAATTTCTTGAGTTTATCCAAAGAATTGATGGCTTCGATTTGCCAATATCCAGCAGATTTATCTGTTGATTTGTATGCTACTCTTTCTAATCTGGCTGCTTCATTATTCTTGTTTAAAAAGTTTTGCAAAGCCATATATGCATAACGAAGAGTATTTCTTTCTTCTGCTAATTTTATATTATTCAATTTATTAAAAGCGTGATGCAAATGATGATGTGCTTCTTTTCCAGGAAGGGCGACAATCTTTACGATATTTTCTGGTCCACCCATATTTTTAAAAGCTGAAATTACTGGATCATCACCAAAATCATTCATATCTAAAACGTGAAAAGGAGAAGACATTGGCGTAGAATCACCATCTCCAAGTCCAGCAATTGTGTCTTGAAGCATACTAAGTAATCCAGTTCCGCCGACTAATGGTTTTTTATCCATAATGTCTTGAATTTTTTTAGGATCGTGAGTCTCGTATGTAGCTTTGATTTTATATCCCTTGTCCATAATTATTTACCCAATCCTAAATTCGATAATTCTTCTTTATCAAAACCTCTATCTTTGAGAGCTGCTTTGAGTTGCTTTAATTCTTCACTTACGCCTTTCTTATCAGCAGCATCTTTGAAATCGCCTTGTTTTGTTGTTTTAGAATAATCTTGTAAATCCATAAGAAAACAAGCTCTCATAATTAACTCAGGTGTAGATCTCTTTTCAAAATTAGGTTTTGCATCATAATTTAAAGAAGCAATTTTAACTGAAGCATTTTTATTGCCTTTTTCTTCAGTGTCATTAATCAACTCTATTGTTTCTTCGACATCTTTAGTTTTTTTCTCAACGTCTTCTTTTTCTCTAACTAATTTATCAAGATCAACAGTATCTGCAGTTTTTTCTGACTTTTCTGATTTTTTTGGCTTATCGTCTTTATCTTTGCCTTTCTCAAGTTTTTTGTTGTATTCCTTGACAATATCGACAGCACGTTCAATTGTTTCTTTATTCCAATACTTAAGTTTTGATATGTATCTAACTATGTCGCTTTTTTCAACACCGTGATCAAGCAATTTACCCACTTTACCCATTAAAACACGGAATGGATTGCCTCTAGTTTTCTTTTTCTTTTTGACCTGTGCTGTTTTGGAATTGTTGTACACGTTCTTAGCCTCGAATAAATAAGTTTGTTCAATCTTATTTGCTATATCAGAATAGCTTGGATCCAATTCTTGAGTAATTGGATCTTTTGTTCTTGTTCTATTACTATTTGACATAAGTAGTGCTTTTGATAACTTATCTAATTGATGTTTTAAATTTTTATCTTGCACTTTGTCTGCTATGACAGTAACTTCATTTGAAAGTTCACTGAAATTATCATTAGCAGATTTGACCTTATTCATTAACTGTCTCATTTCATCTTTTGTCACACCTTCGACACTTTCACCATTTAACGGAATATTATTAATTCCATTTGCCGGATTTGATGCTAAAGGTGGAGCGGTTTGAGACAGTTTATTCATTAGTCAATATCATCAAAATTAACGTCAATGCTATTATAAATTTCATTAACAGTTTTTGCTCTTGATTGAGCTTTGTTACTCATATCACTTTGAATGTTTTTCTTGATTGCCATTCTTTCAGTTCTGTTCTTCTCTTGATTAGCAATTCTCATTGATTCACGATTGTCCAGAGCAGATGGATCAATCATTCCAAATGTTGAATTGAATTCATTATCTGAAGATGTTCTCAAGATAGAATGTGCTCTTGAAGAAACTACAGAAGATTGTCTTAAATTATTAATTTGGCTTTCTTCCCAAGCCTTATGACGAGTTGCCTTAGCTTCTCTCAATCTTTGATTTTCAACAATAGATTGTTCACTGGTCGAAGATTGTGAATTCAAGAATTCTTCTGAAATTGAAATCATATCTGGGTTGAAAATAGATGCTGATCTTGAAAGCATAGCATTCATATATTCATCAGCCGAAAATGCTTTTAGTCCACTAGTTGTAGTTCTTGCAGTTTCTCCATCGTCGAACTGTGATCCAGCTCTTCTAATAGCACCAAAATCTTGTGAAAGAATTCTATCTTCAAGTGTGGTGTCTCTTAAATCTTGATAAGTTGATGCACCTTGAATCTTTTCCCAAGACTTGTTAATATTGTTTGCTTCTTTTGTGAAACCAATATTTTGTTTAGAAATTGATTGTCTGTTTGCAGTTGAATTTCTCTTTAACTCAGCGTATGGATCTTCTTCAACTTCAACTTGAGCGCCAATAAATCTCTTTTCCAAAAATGTTGGAATATTATCGATTTCTGATACTTTTCTAAATCTGCTCATGTTTATTATATCCTGATATTACTTTTCAAGAATGTCCCAGGACTTTCGCCCTGGGACTATTTTTCTTGAGGATGGTAATTGTTACTTGTCGTATTTTTTGGTAAAGAGTGCATCAATCCACTCTTGATCGCCATAACCAAGTTCATTTTTCCAGTAATCGACAATTCTGGAATAGTCTGCGTCTGAAAGAGTTGCAACTTTAATCATTGAAGAAGCTGCAGCAACCTTTACATTTGTGTTTAGGTCAGAAGCAAGAACGTTCTTGATGTCGGATAATTTATCAACTGTAGGCGCTGATGTTTCACCTAATCTTGCGTTGATATATTCTATTGGAAAACCTTCAGCAAGAGCTTTAGCAGCAAATGCTTTTCTAGCAGCTGATGAGAATGCTTTAGCTTCTTTCATACTTGATTTGTCAGCACATTCACATTTCTTGCCTGCATAAACTCCGCCACATTTTTCGCAAGATTTTTCCATAGCTGCTTCTTTCTCATCATCCATCTTAGCAGCAACTTTTTGAACCAATGATTCTCTGTAAGCTCTTCTTTGTGCAAGCTTCAAATTGGTTTCTTGTTGTGCTTGAACTTGGCGCTCAATTTTGCCAGCTAATCTAACTCTTCTGTCGTGACGAGCAGCAAGAATAGCTTCTTTAAGGTCTTCATCACCAGCAGCCACTGCAGCTTCTACTGCTTCAGCTGACAATTGTGATGCATGATTGAAATGATAAGCTTTCTTTTCAGACTTGGACTTAGGTCCTTTTCTAGTCATAGGACCTTTGTCAGCTTTTTCTTCTTCATCTTCATGATCTTCATGATCTTTATCATCATGATCTTCATCTTCAGAATCTTCAGACTTCTTCTTGCCCTTGCCATTCTCTTCCATCCACTTCTTCAAGCCTTCTGGAAGGCCTTTTTTAGCTTCTTTCATATAACCAGACTTATGGTCCATTGAAGCTTCATCATGATCATCATGATCTTCGCCTTGCAATCTATCGATTTCTTCGTCACCAATAGCGTCAATAAGAGCTTTGAGACCCTTGTTCTCTTTTGGCTCTTTTGCTTCAGCTAATCTTTGGTTAAAGTTATCCCAATCGATTCCTTGAAATACCAAGTCAGAATCAAGAGGATCTTCTTGAAATCTGTTTGGGAAAATTCTATCTGCCATAATTAATTTTTCTCCTCAAGAAAAAATACATTAAGAAAATTTCTAAATTTAATGCTCAAATTCCTTTAATGCATCCATTTATGTTTTTTTACTGAAAATTACTTTCTTGCCCTTCAAAAACAATTTATCTCCAACACCGATGCCTAATTTTTTGAACAATCCTTTCTTTGCTTCTACAACAAATACAACATTGTTCGAATCTGGAGATACAGATTTAGGGTCATCTGCTTCCATATCCTTAATATCCACAATCTTATAATTTTTATCTAAAAATGCTAAAGAAAGTGCAAATGATACGTTTTTATTCCAAAATGAATAGCAATCTGGATAATCAAAAGTAAAAAATACTACTTCATAATCATCTAAAGGCTCTGCATTCATCAAACCTTTAGTTCTTAATTTATCTGTGTCTGCTACAAACCTAACATCGAATTCATCACGGAATTCTTTGCTAGTGAGTCAAGAACCAACTTTCTTAAATTTACTTGAAGATGCTTTTACACTTCTTGCTTGATCAAGGTCAAATCTATCTTTTGTTCTTTGCTTTCTAAACTCATTAACATTATCTATGCTTAAATAATGATCACGTAATGCTAATCTTGCTCTTTCAGTAAGTTCTACAGATCTTCCATAACCAGTAAGTAATCCAGCTGTTTTCATAGCTAAAAGATCGTTGTCAGAAATTTCTGTTGGAACACCACAAATTGTACTGTCCTTGTGCAAAGCAACATAGCTAGCTGCAGTAACTAGTTCATCAGTATTTGCATCAATTGACTTGAGCATATTCAAGTATCTTTCACTCAATTTAGCAGCTTCAATTTTCTTTGGAGCTTGTGAAACACCAAGAAGTTGAATTTGAATATCTGAAAGTCCAAGGCCTTCCATTGATGGGCCGTCAAATAATTCTGCATGTAAGTCTAAAGAATGAACTGGTTTAATTGGTATAGGCATAATTTAATTCCTTATCTGTATGGTATTCTGTTTTTCCAAGCATTCCCTTCATCAACATTTTTCTCATATGTTTCTTCCCAGGAAAATTTATCGCACAAATCTTCTCCACTGTGAACTGCCATTGAGGGGCTTGATGCTGGATTACCTGGATCAATATATGCTGGCCCTGGAACATTGTCAGGACCATGTAGTTGACCTTCGATACTTTGTCCATCAGCTTCTCCACCCAAGTCAAAATATTCTTTTGGAATTTTTCTTGGATTAATTTTTTGTCGCCAGAAATCATTTTGCTTGGTTTCTTCTTCAATGTCTTCATAGGGAACTAAAGATACATTTGGCGATTGAGTTACTGATTGTTGGGGATAGTATTGAGCAATTTTTTCAAACAAAAGATCAGCTTTAGAATAGTGGCCTGTTTTGTCTAATCTTGAACAAAGCTTGATTATTGTTTGGATTGAATTTGCTTTCATAATTTGTTGTTGTTAACTCTCTCTTTATTTACCTTTACAAACTATGACCGCTAATTCCATAAAATGCGGAACCATCATAAACTTCCTCTACACCTTTGTCTTCTTTTAAGGATTGATCGTTGTAATCAAGGTAAGTGGTGAATTTCTTGTTTGGATGCATTTGACCTTCTAAAGACATAAAAACATTAACATCTTTCATTTCTTCTGGTTCTGGTGCAATATCTTTTGGAGCGTGTACATTTGCTTTACCATCTGGCTCAGGATAGGTTAAAACAGTATCCTTAAGCTCATATTCCTGAAATCCATCGTGATCAGGAGTATTAACAGACATCAAGTCTTGCATATAAATATCAATATCTTCACCTTGAATTAAGATTGGTGTTTTGCCAATAGGAGCATATGAAAATTGTTTTTCATCAAACTCATTCCTATCTTCTGGATATTCATCAGTAAGTCTGTTTCTTCTTCTAACTGCATAATCTTCAGCTACACGGTTCATAGCTTGATCCGAAATAGCAAAATGTAATCTTTCTGGTTTATCAGGATCTTTGTATTCTTCTCTTGGATATTTGAAGTCTTTATTATATTTATGACGATCTTCTAAAGATTGCTCCATAGTCATCATATGTTCAGCTTTAGGATGATAATGTTCTTTTATGTAAGCTGGACTATTTTTCATCAAACTGTTTGCAGCATTTTCAAGTGAGTTTTTATAATTATGAAGTTGAGCTCTAAATTTAGCTCTCATTCTTTCTTCAGGAGTTAATTCATATGGAATCATCTCTTCATAATGTTTGTGCTGAGGAGTAAGTCTCGACTCAATATTTACATCTCTATTATCAGGCTCAATATGGGTTCTTCTTAATAATTTATCAAAACTAGCATCTTCATCAACATAAATGTTAATCTCGTGACCACCCCTATTAGATCCACCACGACCTAAAGGGCTACCACCAGGCTGAAAAGCAGAGCCATTTCCCCCGCCGCCTACACCACCAAATTGAGCTGTTCTGATATTGTTAGACATAATGATTTGTTCTTATTATTTAAAAAAATAACCTTTATCGCCTATTTAGATTGACCATTTTTGATCTTGGTAATCTAATCATAATTTTTGAAGTAAGACATTCGTAAGCAACAGCAGCTACAGCATCACAAATATCGTCTTTGTAACCTGATAGAGCTTCAATGTAATATCTTTTACCTTTCCACTTCTTTTGTAAAAACAAAAACTGAATTTTAGCTTCTTGAATCTCATTCAAAGATATCAATCTGTGATCTAAATCTCGATATTCACCACCAGATAAATCATAAATATCAATTCGGTCATCTCGAACTAGTTGAGAAAGTTCGGTATAAATTTTCTCTTTATATTCTTTATTGAATTGACGTTCTACGATAGGAATTCTTCGTGATTGTAAAGTTATAAGAGAGGATTGAGAATTCCATTGATCAATGCTTACTTGTTTAAATTTAAACTTTCTATGCAATTCAATTACATAATCTTCAACATCTTTTTCTTTAACGGGTTGATTTTTTGTTCTTGGATTCCAAAAATGAATGTGATCAATAACAACTCTTTTTAATGGCTGAAAATCAGGACCAATTTGACCATACATATTTTCTGTATGAGCAATAACAAGGGCGTAATAATCTGAAGTTCTTGCAGGATCTAAATGACAAAAATATTCAAAATGTCCTTCTGCTTGTTCTTTTCTTTTCACCATAGACATTGAAGAGAACATTCTGTCAACATCTTCAACATTGAACATTGGGTCAGATGATGATGCACCAAACTCTGCACCATATTGCATTTGAAATTCTTGAGGATCTTTTTTCTTTTGACCGTCTAACCATTCTTTATCAATGTTTGGATTAGTAAGCCAAGTTGGTAGTCTCATAACAAGTGTAGTAGGATCTTCTTGTCTATTCTCGTGCAAATCATAAAGTAACCCAAGAGGACCTTTGGGGTTGGAAAGAAGCATCATCTTTCCGTCTTTACCAAATGTAGCAAGAGATGGCTTCAAATCATCATAAAGAGCATAGTCAACACCAGATTCAGGATTGTCTCCTGCCATTGCTGCAACTTCGTCCATAATAATTGTCCAACAAGTTAAACCAACGAGACCTGAAGCATTACTAGAACCACATCGTAATACTAAAGAACCCGCAAAAAGATTGATATTTTGCTCTTTTCTTCTTACATTCTCTTCCCGGTCGTGTTCAGTGTAGAATCTCATTTCAAGCTCTGTATCTTTGCCAATATAAGGTGCAAAAAATGGAGAAGCTAAAACTGTTTGCTTGATTTTTGAGAAGATTGCTTTTTTAGCCTGTTCTTCATTACGAGCAACGTTGAGAATAACAACTTCATCAAATTCCATCAAACCATATCTTGCTTGAGGATGTCCCATAGAAATCAATCTATATAATTCATAAAGAGCCATAGCAGACACTAGGAATGATTTTCCTGAACGTCTGCCAAGTACTAAAACTAATTCTTCAAATTTATATCTTTTAGTGCATTTCTCTTGAACTTGCATTCTCAATTTTGGATCAAATTCTTCAGAATAAAGTAAATCAAACTCACTTTGAAAACCATCAATAATTGGTCTTGCTTCTAATACTTCTACTTGTCTTTCTGCATCAGGGTTTGTAGCTTCGTCTTTGGCATATTTATATCTTTCTTCTCTAACATTATTATCAAGACGCTTACATTGCAAACAAGGAGAATTAACAACATTAAAAATTGTTTTAAATTGCTTACTTTCTGAACGAGATTTTAAAAATTCATTCTCATTCTTTTGAACATAATCCCAAACACACCCCTTGCAATCTTCTTGATTATCAGATTCATTGATTACAAGATTAGTATTGCCTTCTTGTCCCATATAAAAACACTTTAATATAAGTTTTTGCCAAGGATAAGGTCTTAGATTACAAAAATAGGGATGTTCGATAAATGTAATAATATCTACAATTTGATCAGGATTAAATCTGTCTTTAGGTGGCTTTAATGGAGGAGCGACTTCTGATCTTGTGGCAGGAGCAATTTCGTCAACAAAATCATCTGCATATTCAGTACCCTTAAATAATTCTGTTACTGTATTGGCTTGTTGAAGTAATTGGTTTCTTAATTCTGTTGGAGATTTAGGAACTTGTGTTTGTTTTCTCATTAATTATCTTGTTGGATCTTTTCTCTTAAAGCAACAATTTCTTCTCTAATAATTCTTTTATCATTTTCAGAATCCATCTTTTCGTGCAATTTAGCAAGAATTTCGAAAATGTTGATATTATAAATACCTTGATTATCTCTTACTTCTTTAAGATGTAAGATTTTAGAAATTAACTTTTCTACCATTGCTGCTCTTTTAAGCTTCATATCATTGTTTTTAGAGCAGTCAATTCCTCTTACATCATCAAGTTCTACAAGTAATGCAGTCAAGGCAAGATGATGTTCACGAAAAATCCAAGGAGCAATAAGTTCTTCCCTTTGCTCATAATTTTTAAGACCTGAAGTTGAGATTTTTTTGAAATCACAGTGTTGTTCCATGTGAGTATTAATCTGCATCCAGTTCATCTGTGCATCAAAATACTGTAGGAAGAATCTAATTACTGATTGATTTTTACGTCCAGAATCAAGATATACGTGTTCTACCAAATCTCTGAAAGGTGAAGTACAAATTGCGCATCTTGGTTCCATAAATTGAGGATAAGATATATCACTCATATTATCAGGGGGAAGAGGCGCTAATGGTTTGTCCCCTTCTTTCAAATCCCTGAACATTTTAGATGCTTTCTTTGGTCCTTCATCAGGAACAATGAGTGCATCTACAGTTTCTTTTTTTGATTCCATTTCTTTAGTTATACAAAACAAACAAGCCGCTTAAAAGCGGCTTGTTCAATAGTTTAGAGTGTGAGTTAGTCTTTGAGAGCTCTTTTCAATCTCTGATATGGCGAAACTGTATCAGCGGCCTTCACCATAAATTCATCAGCAAGCCCAAAATCAACATAATTTCCAGCAATAAATTTGTCGCTTGATGAAGTTGCATTTGATAAATCAACTTCAGCAGTTCCCTTCTTCATAGATACAACAAATTTGGTTTTTGAAGCAGTCTTGATTTGTGCTTCTTGGGATTGTGCTAAAAGAACATTGTTGAGAAGTGTTTCTTCGATGTAAGGTCTTAATGATGCGTGTAAATGATTCTTCCCAGAAGTACTATCTTTAGCAGCTTGAGTAATTCTTAACCAGAATCCTAATCCCTTTTCATCAGTTTTTACAATTGAATGAGGACCACCACAAAGTCTCTTGACGAATTCCTTTGCAGACAATTTAGTTAATGATCTTTCAATAACAGGAGCACAGTCAGAATATCTAGTTGGAACTACAGCAACTTCAACAGCAGTGTTTTGTTCTACTTTTTCAGCAGAATCAAATAACTTTGAAGCGATTCTATTAGCAACGTCTAAATCAAAATTATCAGCTGCGAGCAATTCTACAACTTCGGACTTATCGAAACCTTGATTTTTGTATTTTTGAGCTTGACTATTTGCAACAATAAGAACACCATCATTATGTGAACGTAATTCATTGCGCCAGTTGTAAATCATGTCATTTGAGTTGTTTTCAGACACTTCTCTTATCTCCCTTTGATTTTTTATCCCCACCAATAAAGGAACTTATTTAAATAATAAAACCTCTAGACGCAATTATAATGTCTTAGAGGTTTTTGTGGAACATATCTATATAATACGAGAAATCAAAAAATATATTCCATTAATCAAAAAGGAAATCTTTTCCCAATATATTTTTCATTTGTTCAAGCGCTTTAGATAGTCTTTTAGAAAAGGCACCTTGAGTAATTCCTAACTTTTCAGAAGCTTCTTTTTGATCTAATTGCTCAAAGAAATAAACTTGTATCACTTCTTTGCTTTTCTCATTTAATTTTTCATAAGCTTGATGAATGCAAATTACATTGTCAATTTTATTAAATGGATCATCATATTGCTCTTGAAATTCTACTTCTTCTACTGACTCTTCTTTTGGAAAATATTTGTCAGAAATATAACGAAATAAATTTATATCAATTCTAGTAGATAAGAAGTATGAGAAATAAGATAATTTAGGATCATATTGGTCTATCAACTTAATAAAAACAAATAATGTATCGCCTAAAATATCTTCTCTGTAAGGAGAAAGTCTAGGTTCTTTATAGATAATTCTTTTTACGGATGAAATAAATAAGGGTTTATAAAATTCATACAATTCATATAAAGCCGAATCATTACCAGCTTTGTACTTATATAGTAATTTATTAATTTCGTCGTAGTTATGATCAGCCATAAAAAAATTATACAGATGCCAGTTTTGAAATCAATATTGGAACTGAATGATTGACAGAGCCATTAGTACGTAAATCCACAATGCTATCTACCACTAATGTAATCATTTTAGAAAACTGAGCTGGACTATATAAATTTTCTTTGCTTGATTGTATGCGAATCCTAATTGGATTTTGAGCTTTAACAGTGAATGTAGGCTCTTTGTATTCATCATCTAAATACTTGCCTAAAATATCCCGTAATTCAACAATTTCTTGAACTTCTGTAAGTGGATGAAATTTCTTATCAGTTTCTGATATTACAAGCATAAAGTTCAATTGGCTTAAAAGAACCAATAAAAACCCTTGCTCACCCATAGAATCAATTAGTAGATCTATCTTTAACAAGCAATAGTCTAGATCTTTATTCATCAGTTTATCGATAAATTCGAATATGTCGCATTCTTCATTGAAAGAAGCATTTGAAAGATCACGCAAAAATATTTTATCTGTGTAAGAAATGATCTTTTCTAGTTCTTTAAATAAAATATCAATATCGTAGCACAAGATTTCTTTCTTACTGCCAGACTGTTTTGATTTGATACGTAAAATAGGACAAATTTGAACTAAATGGTTTAAAGTCTCACCATTTATATTCGCATTGTTTTTCATAACAAAATTATTGATATGGCGTTTTAATGAATTAGAATCTCCAGCAAGCGGATAACTACAATCAAAAATCAAGCTATTCTTCTTGGCTTTTGCAATGAGAGATAATCTACCATCAAAGCTATCATCCTCATATAAAATGATGTGTTTGATTCCTAGTTTTTCACTCTTATCTTGAATGAGTTTAATATCTTCATTGGAAATATTTGTGTGGATATAAATATTATTCATATCAAAGAATTTAGAATAACCATTGACAATCTTTTCAACATTGTTATCGATACAAAGAATAAGACCAGGGAATTCTTCCTTGATCTTATTCAATGCTAAAGTGGTTGATCCATAGTAAATTCTTGGGAACATTTTAATCCATTGGAAACAATATGTGCTTGAAGTTTTCTGCTTCTAACATTAATAAAATAAAGTCATTATGCTTGATAAAATTTAGTTTAATTTTCTTATTGTCAAGTAAATCTAAAGCTCTGATTAGATGAGAAGACACATACGAGACTGAAAATAATTCATTATTCTCTATTTCAATTGTATCTACCACTGCATTTTTTTCATTGCTGTTTCCAGATATGACAAGCTTATCAGCATCTAAATTCAAGCTTATCATATGAGAATTTGCGATGCTTGAAACAAACTTCACACTCTTAACTAATGCATCTTTTTCAAGTGCAAGAGACAAGAAGAAGCTATCACTAAAGAATTGATTGAAATTTGAAAATATCTTTTCAAAAGTATTCTTCTCAAGATTACAAAACAATTCTCCGCCATCCCAAGAAAGGTAAAGCTTGCTATTGTGTAATGAAAAGACAACAGCTGATACTTTTTCTACATAATACAAAACGATATCAGAGATAGTTTTTGAAATTAAGTAAGATGGCTGTAATTCATACTTCTTGCCAAACACACTAATTCTATGTTTGTCTGAAGATTGAGTATTGATTTTCCCATCTTCAATAAACCAAAGAATAGAAGTATAAGGGTGCTCATCAAAATCAGGGGCACAAGAAAATGAAGTCATCTTGATACTGTGAACAAAATCGTCAACAGTAATATCCAAAGGCTCTAAATTACTAGAAAAATCTACTGTAAAGTTATCAACAGGTGCAGAAGCCAAAGACACTCTTGTTTTCTTATTACCAAAGATAAGCATATTTTCTTCAGCATTATAGATAAATTGAATTTCTTCTGTTGGAAAATTATTTACAGCATTATAGAAAGAGGATATATCTAAGCCAAAAGTGCCATCTTCAGTAGGTTCAACATTTTTTAGTAGAAATTTAGAACAACAAAAATTGTTTTCTGACTGCACATATAATTTTCCATCAGAAGAATGAAATATAAGACTACTAGATGATGCTTTGTTTTCTCGCATCGATAGCTTAGATTTCTCAATTTTATTAAGTAAGGCAAAGCATACAAGATGCTCTGCCTTATTCAACTTAAATTTCAATGTAGTTGCCCTTGGAATTGGATAAATATACCAGGAAGTACCATTCCAACTTCTTTCGAAATATTAGAAACAAATGTATCTTCATTTGCACAAGAAATCAACATATTGTTTTCGTAATAATTCCAAGCACTGTCAACTTGTCGAAGAACATCCATTTTATTAATGATGAGTTTAGTAACACCATTCATTTGACAAGCAGTTATAACTTCTTGGATGTTGAGCCAGTCAATTTGTCTTGGTCGTCCTGTCGTGGCTCCATACTCTTGACCAATTTCTCTGAGCTGCTCAAATCGCTCGTCATCTTTTTGGTATCCTTTAGCTCCAACATAGGTAGAATAACACTTGATAACCCCGATAACATTCCGTACTTGCTTATAATTGAAACCATTATTTAATACTGCTCCTACACCTGTATTTGATGATGTGACATAAGGGTAATCGCCAAAGTCAACATCAAGCCAATAACCTTGAGCTCCTTCGGCTAAAAAGCTCTTAGGGGAAGAATGAATAAGACTATGCATATCAACAAGATATGGAGCTAATTCTGGAACATCTTTGGCACGAAGACCTATACGGGCAAACTTGTCTCGATAACAAGGTCCATTTCCAGTGCGAGTTGTTCCAATTTTTGTATCTTTGGAATCTTCGTCAATGTGATCTTGGGTTATTATATGTGCGTTTTCTGCTATTTTAAGGATTGATGTGTCAAACCCAAATCCTTCAAGATATTTAAGTTCGTCAAATAATTTTTGCGTATTGATAACACAACCATTACCGATGATACTAGGAATACCATGCAGAATGCCGCAAGGAACAAGGTGTGTAACAATTTTCTCTCCATTGAGGTAAATTGTATGACCAGCATTGCCTCCACCATTAAAGCGGACGACATAATCATAATTACCAGTACTTACCAGTTGATTAGCAATTTTACCTTTGCCCTCATCACCATACTGCATACCAATAACTACATCAACAGTTGAAGTTTCCATAAAAGAATATTACCAAGCCTATCTTTTAAAATCAAGGGTTTCTGGGGATAAATGTAAAATAAACTAAATATGTGGTACTCAAAAATTATCGAATCAGCAACTGCCTGGGATGTCCTTTCAACTAAAGAAGTTGTTTGGAGTGGCTCTTTTTCTAGAACATTCAAAGATTTTTCATTTTACAGCCCAAATAATATGCCTACTATGACTGCTATGCTTAAGTTGTTATTTGACATAGAAAAAGGCAAAAATAATGATTCTATTATTGATAAATATTTTGAAAAAGCTACAACAGATGTTAATGCTATGGCAGATATAATCAATTTTACTAGCGGATTATCAAAATTTATTGATAATGAAATGAAAAAACAAGGTAGTTCTGCCAATACAGATATGATGAAAGTTCTAGATTTTTTGGGAAAATTAAATAGTTTTTCAAAATCTCAAGGACATAAAGGAAATAAATTAGGAGACGAAATTCCTGATGCTGAAAAAGCAAAAGCATATGTCAATTCTACTTTAGGTATTGGATTTACGACACTTAATTTATTAGTTAGAAAAGGCACTGAAATAAGTGATTCTCTCTCTTTATTTATGATGCGTGGTGATGACAAAGCATTACTGGGAATACCCGATTCTGAACAAAGAAATTTATTGATAGAACAATTAAAACAACAGAAACCTGAATTGGAAAAGTTTGAGAGTTACGATGCTGCAATTACTACAATTTGGAGTGGAGAAATAAAGAATTATCTGCCCCTATTAAAGAGTTTTCTTTTTTCAGGAATTGATCCACCTCAAATTTTAAATATGATTATTCAGATATTAAATCAATCTGATATAGAACAAAAAGATGTTGTTAGCATGGTTATGGGCTTACCTACAGAGTCTTTAGTTGACACACTTACTAATTTAGAACAATATACCCAGTATGATGAATTCGTAACACCTTTAGTCAAAAGATTATATAACGTAATTAATTCATATGAACTAGACAACAATCCTTTGCTAATTGGAAAACTTAAAAGAAGTAAAAAATTTATTGCTTATATTGATTCGCTAGGTGATGATTGCACACCTATGTATATAATAAAGGGAATTGCAAAGCCTGAAGTCATCATAAGGTATTTGGAAAAAAACCCAGAAGATTTTGATAAATTTAATATAAATCTTTTGAGCAGTTTGGGTGATGAGATTAAAAATAAAATCATTGCTCGTGGAACTGCAGCCAAAGCAAAAATTCAATCTGACGGTTTAGCTTTATTGGAAAAAGCTGCAAAACAGGGTGTAATTAAAATTACTAAAGCATCAGATAGTTCTTTCAACTATGCATATGGAAAAGGACCTAAAAATGAAGTAGTTCCAGAAGGTATGTCAGAAAGCGGAATTAGACAAAAAAATAAATCTGACGAAATTTTTGGAAAAATATATCAATCCTATGAAGATCGTATGATGCAAGAAGCACCCTTTGCTGGAACAAGCATAAAAGACATCAAAACATATGCTGATCAGATGGTAATCATAGAATTTAGCACTTGGAGCTTACAAAACTTTATGCAAGAAAATAATGCTCCAAAAATGAAAATTGGTCCTGTAGATTTGATTGATGAAAAATGGGGTGGATTATTTGTCCCAAGATTTCCAACTAAAGATAGAGGCCCAGTACCAGCTATCTTAATTAAAACTGACATATGGAATCAACTTTCTTATCATAAAGCTTTAGCAGAAAACATTGGTATGGATGCTGAAAATTATGTTGAAGCTACCAGAAGACACGAAGTTGCTCACGCATTGCAATATTTACAGTCTGGTGATTTGACGATGCAAGATTCTATTGCATTAAATCCAGAATTGACACCAGAAGAAGCATATATCTCTAATCCATCAGAGCTTTATGCAAGAATCCACGGAGACATTCCTTATCTTTCAAAAATATTTGATGCTCATATTGGTAACTTGATGTCTGATAGAAAAATCTATAATGCTGCAAAAGAACAATGGATTTTAGATATTCAGGATGAGATGGTTCACTTAATGTCAGGTGGAACCAATGCTACAAGATTACTTGCAGACATGGAAGCTGGAAGATTTGGTACTTTCACATCTGATTCTGGTCAAACCATAAAATTAACAGACCCACTTGAAGCAATTAATAAAAAATTACAACGTCAAAGAAATAGACTTGAGATGATTTTTCACGAAACATTTCAAATACAAGGCAGAAGAGATTACAGAAGAGGCTTGATTGGTAGGAAAAATCAATTATTACAACAAATACAGTCTACTCCTATTTATTCTCGTGAAAGAACAGATCTTGAAAAAGAATTAAAAGAAGTAGAAACCCAATTAATAGAATCTGGAAAAATGTTAATCTTTGATGTTAAAGATGTATCTGAAGCTGTAGTTGAAGGATATATGTCTGATTATTATTCAAAGATTGCAGAAGCTGTGGCTAACGGATTGCTTACTACAGACATTGTAAATCCAGAAGGCGAAGATAGAAGAAAAGAAAATGAGCAATTAAGAGAACAAGCTAAAAAGACACAAGATCCTCCAACAGCTCAAGATATCAAGGGACACTCAAGATTCCAAATACAGCAGACAGAACCAATTCCTAGTGGTAGAAAAATTGATGTCATTATTCCTAGATTTAAAGGACCAGGAAGACCACCGGGCAATTTTCCAGGATTTGATGATGCTGAACAAGATGAAACACAAGTTGATCTTTCTATAGAGAGAGATGAAGATAAAACTGCTAAAGTTTATAATTTTAGAAAAAGTTTAGGATAGGTATTAAGTTTTATAAATAAGTAAACAATGATATGAAAACATTTGATCTAGTACTTTTTCATGATATTATCACAACTTTTGAAAATAATAATTTCAAAGAAGCTTCAATATTACATTCGCATTTTATAAAAGTTGCTCAACCTACACAAAATCCAAGTGATAAAGAAGCTTTAGATATTATTGCTGAAAAAGGTTTAGAAGAAGAATATAAAAATTTTGCAATTGAATATTTTAGATCTCAACCACAATTTGAAGAATCTGATGATTTTGAAGAAATTTTTAATGTATATGGAGCAAACAACAGTTTACTTGCAGAACAATTTTTACAATCTACAGGAAATGATCAATTCATAGATGTTCAAGAAAGATCTGAAAAAGGTGAAGAAATTGTCGAAATGCTTGAAACTTTATCAGTATCAGACAAAAGAATTAATAAGTTAAATGAAACATTAAAAGTAGCTATAAGAAAAGGCTTGCCAGTTGCTTTTGTTTTAGCAGGATCTGCAAAATTATATTATTTACTTAAATATCTCATTGAAAACAGAGAAGAGATTGCAAAATACATCACTGTAATTTTTGGAGTAATATCTTCAATTTTATCTTCTTTACCTCCAGTCAATTTTACATTATTTAATATCCAGCAAATACCTTCCGTTTCTGAAATTGTTGAAGATAGAAGAATTATCAATGTCACTAGAGTCAATGATGTGTATAGATATTTTATTCAATATCAAACTCCGAGTGATGATAAATTCCATCAAATTATTATTGAGACAGTAGACGAAAATAATGATAGAAACACTACCAAACTTAAAGCAAAATCTGGTGAAAAAATTTCAGAACCATTTACTAGTCCAAAAAAATTCAAATCAATAAAAGTTTTTGATAATGGAAAGCTTGTTGATTCACAATCAAAAGCTCAAGCCTCCAAACAGATAGAAGATAAAAAAGAAAGAGTAAATCAACATTCTGATACGCCTCCATCAAAACAATCGCCTACAAAAATTAAATCTGAAGAAAATATTAAAGTACCATTACCTCAGGCAGTAAGTAAACCAAAGAGTAAAATTGGTCCTGCTGAAGAAAAAATAGATCAAAAAAATACAGAAAATAATGTATCTGATCAGGCTATGTCCTTAACTACACCTACATTTAATAATAGGCAATTTAATACTCCACAAATCAATGTTGAAACAGAGCCAGTGGAAGTTCAACCAAGTTCTTCTCGTATCAAGCCAAATATTCCTGAAAAAAGAGAAGACAATAAATATTATTTAGAAAATAAACCAGATACTGCTTTGGATAAGCCAGAAGAATTCAATTCTAAAAGAAGCAGAATACCTGGAATACACCCTGAATTAGATGATATGGTTGTTGACACTATGCGAAAACATTTGGGTGAAAATGTGTCATTGAGAATACACGAACCTACTTCAAATGAATATGACGATGTAAATCAGTTTGTTGAATTTATTTTCCCAGATAAAAAGAAAAATTATATTGTTGAATTTAATTTAAATGGAAACACTGGAAGAAAATCTAAAGAAAATCATTCTGCAGACTTCTTTAAGAAAAAATCAAGATTTAGTTTGCCTAAAGTTAATTTAGATGATGAGCAAGTTCAAGGCATTTTATCAGGATTATTAAGAAGAAGATAAATCTATATCTTTTTCTTCATCAAAAAATTCCCTGTCATCCACACCATTCATTTGATAATCAATGTGGGCATCAGGGAATTTTTGTCTTATTCTACTTATAGCTTCGTCTTTGCTGTAATCTTCTAATGGTAAATTAGTGGTGAAAACAACCTCATGATGAATTTCTTCTGCATCTTCTTCATCACTATATAATTCTTCTAAACCAGGAATAGACAATTGATCTGTAATTAGTTTACCTTCTTTATCAGACCCTCTTGATAATGCCTTAAATGACAAAGGATCCATAAAGAAAAATTTCCAAACACCACTTTCAGGAAATAATAAAATTTGAGGATAAAGCTCAAAATGTTTTCTTGTGCCTTTATGTTTGTCAGAAATTTGTTCTAAAGGATCTTTTGAACGATCAAAAGTGAAGTTATCATCACCTAAAACTTCAATAGGATCTTTGCCTTCTTTTCTAGCTCTGGTTAAGGCAAAATCAGAAAATGTCTGAGGATTTTTATATACCTGATCAAAATCCAAATCAGAAGAATCAATTGCTACTTTGGTAAATTTATCTGCAAGTTTGAAGCATCCTAAGATATCCAAAACAGATGCTGTGCGAAGAAAGTTTATCATGATCTACCTTTTGGCTTCTTATGAGTAGCATCATTGTTCTCATCATCTTTGAATTGAACATAAACCTCAGATGCTTTTTTTCTAATTCTAGTGAGTGCATTGTCAACACATTTAGCTGGAACATTCAAGGTGTGAGAAATTTCTTTGTATGATGAATTGTGACCATATTCAACAAAAATGTCTGCTTCTAATGAAGTGAGTTTATCCATCAACATTTCTGAATTTAATTCTAATTCTTGTCTAACAATAATATCTTCAACTAAATTTACTTCTGGAGATTCATCATAAGGATTTTTCTTATCAGGAATATAGTCTCCTAATGAATGGAAATTACCATCATCATTTAAAATAAAAGGAGCGTCTAGCGAAATAGAATCATTCAAAGCTGAATTCTTCATTCTTTTCGCTGACGCTATAGCTGTTGCAAGATGTCTTTTACAAACTAAATTTACGCAAAAGTTCTTAAATGTTGTGTCTTTAGTGCAATCGTAGGAATTTACCGCTTTAAATACACCTAATCTCAATTCTTGCATTACATCTTCTCTGTCTCCACCGACTATGAAAAAGTGTGGTGCAATTTTCTTGAGATCTGGTTCTACCATCTTGAGCAACTTTTTAAATGCTGCTTGGTTTCCTGCTTTAGCTCTATTTACTATTCTGACTATTCTGAAATCTTCGGTTGCCATCAAAACTCCCGAAGGCACAATTCATTAAAAAAACTTCTTTTTACGCCTTTTCCCTATTTGCGTACTTTTCTATAATTTTGAGGACACCAGTAGTTGCAACGATATCCTCTGAGACAGTTTGCCTTATATCTTTTGAAATATTATACAATTGTTCTGCGATATCTATAAGCAACAAAGTATCAACAGACTTGGCTATATTTTCTATATCCTCATCTCTTTCCACCTTTTTTGTTTTAATAACAATATACTTAAAAGCAGTAATGAAGATTTGTGATGTTTCTGATAATAAATTACCTAAATTTCTTCCTTCTGCGTTAGCTGATTGAATTATTCTAAACGCATTAGCAAAATCTTCATTAATTATTGTGTAAGAAAGGTCTATTGCAAGCTGTTTTGGAGATCTATCAAGCAATTCTCTGATGTTTTCTTCAGATATATCTTTGTAAGAAGCTTGCTCAAGAATAGATAAAGCTGTTCTAGCACTACCTTCAGCATCAGTAGCAATAAGATTTAATGCCTCTTCTTCAAAAACAAGATTTTCTTTCTCACAAACTTCTGTAAGTAATTCAACTAAATTTTGTTTAGTCAACTTCTTCATCATAAATGTCTGGCAACGAGTATGGATAGCACGAAGAATTTTATGTGGATCTGTAGTGCAAAAGAAAAATTTTACATATGCTGGCGGTTCTTCAGTAAGCTTGATAAGAGATGTTTGAGCTTGAGTGGTTAGCATTTGAGCTTCATCAAGGATAAAAATCTTATATTTACCTAGTGTTGGAGCAAGACGAGATAATTGAACAACATTTTCTCGGATATGATCAACACCATTATTTACAGCACAATTAATTTCATAAACATCTGGATGCTCATCAGTTAAGACCATATCTTTCAAATCATCTTGGCCTTCATTGCAAAGAAGATGAGCTGAAGCAACACGAGCAAGAGTTGTCTTACCAGTACCAGGAGGGCCAGCAAAAATATAGGCGTGAGTAGTTCTGTTATTCTTAATTTGAATTTCAAGAATATCTGCTGACTTACTGCCCTTTATATCTTTGAATGTTTTAGGGCGATATTTATTGTAATAGCTTTGACTAATCATCATCTTCCATCGGTAATATAAGAGATAAGGCGTGAGTACCTTCTAAAAGAGACGGTAAACCTTCCTTGGACATCCAATAAGGGCCAAATCCAGATCTAACAAAATATTCTGTAATAAAGCCATAATCTTGAACATCGAATGTACGAATTTTACCATCCAATGAGGGACTTATCGAATATAAGCAACGGAAAATAATCCATTCCTTTTTAGATTGTTCTAATTCTTCCCATAAGTCAGACCACACACCAAGGCAGTAAACTTTTCCATTACCAAGAGATTGTAAAATTCCCCTAGCCCAAGATTGAGTTAGCCCCGACATAATATATGGCGGGGCATTCTTTCCTTTATATCCATCCATCTCTACAAAATGAACTAAATCTAAATTTACATATCCTAAAAAGGGATAATATTTAGAAACGAGCTTTTCTGCAATTTCTTTGCATTCAATGGACTCAATAAATTCTGGATCACTCATAATGATAGCTGTGTAACCGCTACTACTTGTCCACTTTGATCACGAATTGCTGTTGGACCAGTATCAACACTAAATACATCTTCACGATCAAATGGAACAAAGTCCATTACAATTCTGCTTACAATGTAATAAACACCATCTTCAGAATCAGGAAGATTTACAATTTTTTCAAAGTGAGTTTCAGCAATAGGAATTCCAGACAAATAAGCAACAATTCTTTGCTTGGTTTCTATTCGGCAAGGATTCTCACATCTAGGCAATGTAGCGTGTCCTGAAATTGTAATATCGTGACCAATTAAGTTCACAAACTTTTTAAATTCTGGATGTATCATAAATTAATACCTGCAATTCCTTCATTACGTGCTGGCTGATAAACAAAAGCAGATTGGTCTCCATTAGCTCTTAAATCGTTAATAAGAACCCTAGACCCACCACCAATGCCCATAACTAGTTGATCATAAACAACACCAGCGTAAGAAAGCTGCTTGACCGTAACATCACGCAAACTTTCTTTTCTGCCAGTAGTGAGAATAATTTTGAAACCCTTGCTATCCCATTCACGAATCTTCTCTACAGTTCCGTGAATAATTTTTGGTTGATATCCAGGTTTAGCAATTTCTGTAGGATCGCCTTGCTCCCAAAGTGTTCCGTCTAAATCACAAAAAATAGTGTAATTTTTTGTGGCTTGATCAATATTATGTTCCATTACTTGCCTGTACTACCCAATCCACCCTTACGAGATGTCTTATCAGTCTTACCAAATTCTTCAACTTCAACAAGTTCGTGATCAGCCAACTTTGCTACAACCATTTGAGCAATTCGATCTCCGTGCTTGATAGAAAATGGAATCTTGTTATGATTGATAAGAATTACCTTAAGTTCAAAATCTTCGCCATCACCACAATAATCACTGTCAATAGTACCTGGAGTATTAAGAACAGTAACACCAAATTTAGCAGCCAAACCAGAACGAGGTCGAATTTGAATTTCGTAACCATTTGGAATATTTACATTGAGACCAGTGGGAACAATCAAAGTTGAATGAGGAGTAACAAGAGTTTGCTCATCATAAGAATCTTTCAGCCAAGCACAAAGATCATATCCTGCTGCACTTTCTGTAGCCTTCTTAGGGATAATTGCATCCTCACGAAAAGCCTTAATTTCAACTGTTGCTTTGTAACCACTAGGACCTGATACTGATACCTGTCCACTTCCTGATGCTGCCATGTTAAATACCTTCCTCATTCTTAATCATATCTACAGTAATCTCTTGGTCTTCTGGATTAAATATAAGAGACAATGGATGCTCACGATTCTTAAGAGCAATGCTGAAATTTATCAGTTCACGACCTTCTAAATAACGATCCATCTTTGTCAAATCTTTAATATCTTCCAGTGATAACACAGCAGTATATACTCTTTCAGACTTTACATCTTGAAGTTGAAGCCAAATAAATTGAACAATTGTAGGCTCATCTTCAGTGCCTTCATCTTCTTTCAATACTGCATCTAAAATTTTTACTTCTCTAACTACTGATTTTGCCATACAAGGATTTTACCCGTTTTTGAAGTAAAAAGAAAGGTATGTGGTACAAAACAGCTCAGAATAAATTTAACTATAATATTACCCAAGAAGGAAATTTTTTAAAAATTTCTTTGAAAAGTACTTTGACTTCTAATGGATTGCCTGAGTATCCAACTGTTAATATATATCAAAGTTTACCTGGTGGTGATTCAAAACTACAAACAGAATCAAAATCTAAGTTAACTTTGGAAACATTTAAAAATTTAGTTCAATCTCAAATCAATGAAATTTTTTCTACTGTAATGAATGTTTTTGCATTATACCCTAAAGGAGCCTTAAACACTATTGCTTCAAAGGGTCTTGATATAAATGTGGGCAAAGAAGGCGGAGGCACAGTTTTAACTAACATAGGTATTAATAAAAACTTGCCTTGGACAGGTTTGTATGAACCCACAAGTGATAAAATATTTATTAATTTCGATTATATTATGTCTTCATTAAATCATGAGATTGGACACGCTATTGATAAATCAACACGACTAGATCGTAGTAATCAAGACATGAAGAAATATCAAAGAATGGCTCCAACTGGCTACGCAAAAACGAATAAGTTCGAGGCATTTGCTGAAGGTTACGAAATATTATCATTGATGGGGTTTGAGTATAGATTCCCAGAAACTTCTGAGCAAAATATCAGACAAAATCAGTTGTTAGATATTGTAAGACAAGAAGTCAAAAAAAATCCTAGCAGCTTTAAAGATTTTGGTTCTGATATAAAATTTGATTCTTTGAAGCAAAAAGGTCAATTATCTAAATCTGATACAACTACGAACCTTAAATCAAGAAGATTGAGTACTTTAGTTGGGGCATTTCAAAATGCAATAGATAAATTTTCTGGTGACAAACACGAATATGCAAAAAATTTAATCAATGATCAACAAAAAATAAATGATATTGTAGGATTCTTGAATAAAAATGAATATTTTTTTAGTATAGAACCTGTTTCTCAAGATGAATTAGAGTTAGCACTTTACAGGTTATCTTTATCATTGGATAAAACCAAAGATCCATCTTCTTTCAATTATAAAAATTTTACTTTCAAAGATAGAGAAAAAATAAGTCCAATTAATCAACTTATAAACAATTTTTACTTACCAAAAAATATTAAAGATTTTATTGACCAACATTTGGATATTTACGAATCATCAATTGGTCAAAAAGTTATGGAATGGATGAAATATGATGGTATGCCATTTCATTTCACTCCTGACAATAAAGAATTTAGATATTTTAAAAATAAATTAATGCCCGAAGCTGTAAGATATTTCATGTCTGCAGGTTTTCCAAATAAATCTGATTTGCAAAAAATACCACAAGTTTCTTTATTGGATGAAATGGTACTAGCCAATCAATATGAATATGAAATTGGGCAAAAAATTATTAATGCCATATCAACAAAAAATTCTAAGTATATTGATGATCAGGCAAATATTGACAGAATATATCAGCAATTAATTAAGACAATTTTTCCTCCGTTGACTTTTAATAATCCTGAAGATTTTTTCTTATATGACTTCCAAATTTCACAAACAAGCAAACCAACATATCAAGGTATGCATTCGCCTTATCAAATCGCCTCAACTGCTTATACGCTAGATCCAAATATTGTCAAGCAAAAAATAAATCAAACTTTAGAGCAAGATAATTTCACTAAGAACTCATTAGAAAATGTCAAACAGAAAATTGCAAATGATTTATATATTAAAATAATGAGCTTGAAAGAAAAATATGAAAAGTTAATTCAAAATAATACAAAATTAAAAATTACTTTTCAATCAGCTATAAAGGCAATAGATAAATTGATGGCCAGCAATATAAAAATTAAAGGACCTATTTTTATGAGAATTTATAATCTCAATGAATGGTCGGAAGCCCAAAAACAAGAATTACTAAATTATTACAAATCCAAACAAGCGCAAGTTGTTAGGAAATAATATGTGGTATCGACTTGCTCAAAATCAAAATGATATTCAAGAATTAATCAATTTTTTTATGAATAAATATCCAGAAATTGTTTTAAGAATCAATGAATTTGAAAACAAAATCAAATTAGATAAAATATTCATACCAAAAGAGATGAGAGGTATGGGTATAGGAACAGAAATAATTACTGCTCTTAAAGATTATAGCCAAAGAGTAAGCAAGCCAATTGTTTTAAACCCTGAACCTGAGAAAGGCAAAAAGGGTGCACTTCAAAGATTTTATGAGCGAAATGAATTTGTAGATAATGCTGGAAAAAGAAAAGATTATGATTTGACAGATACATTTTCCAGAACTATGTACTATAAACCAAAATAAAAAAAGAGGGGATTTCTCCCCTCTTTTTTATGCTCCGCAGCTTTCACAATCCGGATCGCTCAACGAACATACTTTAGCAGCAAATTCTTCAGCATTAAAATCCTTCATTTGTTCTACTTCTTTAGGTTTTTCTACCTCTTGGATAGATGCACTTGAAAGATCAATTCCAAGTCCCTTTAATGCTTGTGCTTTAGGCTTGACACGTAGGTAGTACATACCTGTCTTCAATCCTAATTTCCAACCATACATGTGAGCAGAAGATAATTTACTTGGAGTAGGTTCAGCCATAAACATATTCAATGATTGTGATTGATCAATAAAATATGAACGATCACGAGCCATTTCAAGAATAGACTTGCCCTTCATCTCCCAAACTGTCTTATAAACTTCTTTGATATCAGTAGGAATTTCAGGAATGTTTTGAACTGAACCATTCTCATTGAATAGCTTCAATCTAACATTGTCACTCCAGATGCCAAGATTTACAAGATCTTCTACTAAATGCTTATTGATAACAGCATATTCACCACTCAACGTATTACGCTTATAGAGATTGGTAGTAAAAGGCTCGAAACACTCATTATTTCCAAGAATCTGTGCTGTTGAAGCGGTAGGCATTGGAGCAACAAGAAGTGAATTTCTCAAACCAAATTGCTTGATTTCTTCTTTGAGCGCTGAAAAATTCCACATACCGGAAAGATCATTTTCAGTAAGTCCCCATAGGTCATATTGTAATAAACCTTGAGATGCTGGAGATCCTTCAAAAGACGCATAAGAGCCATGTTTCTTTGCCAAATCCTTAGACGCAGTAAGAGCAGCAAAATAAATTGTTTCAAAGATATCTTTGTTCAATTTCTTTGCTTCATCTGATTCGAAAGGTAAACCCATCATAACAAAGGTGTCAGCCAAACCTTGAACACCCAAGCCAATTGGACGATGCTTGTTATTTGAATTCTTTGTTTCAGGAGTTGGGTAGAAATTTACATCAATAACTTGATTCAAATTAACTGTTGCTTGGTAAACAACTTCATATAAGAATTTAAAGTCATATTTACGTAATTTCTTATCCTTCTCACGAACTTTGCCAGATGGAATAAGTACATATTTAGGCAATGCAACAGAAGCAAGATTACATACGGCAATCTCATTCTTATCCGTATATTCTAAAATTTCTGTGCACAAATTTGAAGATTTGATTGTTCCAAGATTCTTCTGATTGCTCTTATAATTACACGCATCTTTGTAAAGCATATAAGGAGTACCAGTTTCAACTTGTGAATCTAAAATCTTTTCCCACAACTCACGAGCCTTAATAGTCTTGAGTGCTTTACCTTCAGCTTCATACTTCTCAAAAAGCTCAGTAAAAGATTTCTTGTCTGGAGAATCGTATGCATCAATCAATCCTGGAACTTGATCAGGAGAGAATAATGACCAATCACCATCAGCTTCAACACGCTTCATAAATAAGTCAGGAATCCACATAGCTAAGAACAAGTCTCTAGCACGTAATTCTTCCTTACCTTGATTCTTTCTCAAGTCAAGAAAATCAAAGATATCACCATGCCAAGGCTCAAGATAAACAGCTATTGAACCCTTACGCTTTCCACCACCTTGATCAACGTATCTAGCAGTCTCATTGAATACCTTGAGCATAGGGATGATTCCATTAGAATATCCATTAGTACCCTTAATATAACTACCTTTAGCACGAATCTTGTGAATGTTGATGCCAATTCCACCAGCAGATTGAGAAATTAACGCACAGTCTGAAATTGTCTTATAAATTCCAGGAATGCTATCATCATCAATATCAAGCAAGAAACAAGATGAAAGTTGAGGGCGATTAGTTGAAGCATTAAAAAGAGTTGGAGTAGCGTGAGTAAAAAGACCTTGAGAGAGCATATCGTAAGTCTTTTGAACCATCTCCAAATTTTCACGCCAAATACCAACAGCAACACGCATATAAAGATGCTGTGGAGTTTCTGCAGCTTGTGAATCAATCTTCAAGAGATAAGATTTACGCAATGTCATAAAACCGAAATAATCAAAATTGAAATCTCGATCGTGAACAATCATTGCATCTAATTCTTGAGAATACTTCTGAATGACAGCATAAACCTCATCAGAAATCATCCCAGCCTTATCACCAGTCTTGGGATTGATGTAGTCATAAAGCTTCTTTGCTATAACTGAGAAGTCTTTTTCAACATCCTTGTATAGTGCTGTAATTGCAATACGAGCAGCAAGTTTACCAAAGTCAGGATGAACTGTGACCATAGATGCAGCTGTTTCAGAACTTAGCTGATCAAGTTCGGTACTAGAAACACCATCATAAAGACCAGAAACAACTTTGGTACTTACAATGTCTGGGTCTACACGTTCATTCAAGCCATATGTAAGCTTCTTGATACGTGAGGAGATCTTTTCTAATTTCAATGGCTCTCTTGAACCATTACGCTTGATAATATCCATAACTAAAAGTCCTCGTCGAATGAAATTTGCTCTTGAACTTCACCAACACCACTTTTTACATAGTCAGCAACTCTCTTCTCAAAGAAATTGGTCTTATTCTGTAAAGCAATATTAGCCATAAAGTCAAAAGGGTTCTCTGTATTATAGACTTTTCCAACGCCCAAATCCATCAAAAGACGATCACAAACATACTCTAAATACTGCTTCATCAATTCAGAATTCATACCAATCAATGAGACAGGTAAAGCTTCAGTGATAAATTCTTTTTCAATAATAAGAGCAGAATTAATAATCTCAAGAATACGCTCACGAGAAAGTTTATTCTCAATGTGATTCTTGTAAAGATGAACTGCGAAGTCCGTGTGAAGACCTTCATCACGAGAAATTAATTCGTTTGAGAATGAAAGACCTGGCATCAAACCACGCTTTTTAAGCCAGAAAATTGAACAGAAAGATCCAGAAAAGAAAATTCCCTCAACAGCGGCAAAAGCAACAAGACGTTCAACAAATGATTCAGAACCAATCCACTTGAGAGCCCATTCAGCTTTCTTTTGAACAGCTGGAACTGTATCAATTGCATTGAAAAGATGGTTCTGTTCTTCTTTATCTTTAATATATGTGTCAATAAGAAGGGAGTATGTCTCGGAGTGAACATTCTCCATCATAATTTGAAAACCGTAGAAAAATTTTGCTTCTGTGTATTGAACTTCTGAAACAAAGTTTTCTGCTAAATTTTCATTTACGATTCCATCAGATGCAGCAAAGAAAGCTAGAACGTGCTTTACAAAATGCTGTTCTCCTTCATTTAGCTTTTCCCAATCAGTATAATCTTGTGCTAAATCAATTTCTTCAGCAGTCCAGAAAACTTGCTGTGCCTTCTTGTAATAATCCCAAATGTCATGATGTTCAATTGGGAATAAAACGAAACGATTTTTATTCTCTTGAAGTATTTTTTCCATAGTTTTGACAATAAAAAATATCTGAAAGAAAACTATCAGATATTTTTTATCCCTTCCTTTAATTAGTATGAGGTATTAATTGTAATTCTGCAACTCAAACGGGTCTAAATTTTTAAGCTTTTTGATTAGTTCTTCCAGCCTCTTCTTATATAATCTGTTTGCAATAATATAATCTAATAATTTTTCCTGAACTGTAGATTTTTCTAAATCTTTTTCATCTAATGTTTCTAAAATTTCATCCACTTTTTTATTAAAACCAGAGTCCAAAATAGATTGAGCTTTAGAATCATCTGTCCTAAAACCAGATGGATGAATGTCTAAAGATGACAACACAAACGATGAATTTAAGTCCTTAGACTCGTCAATAAGTTTTGTCCAAGAATGATATTTACTGACTATACTATTCTCTTTGGGATTAGAATATTCCTCAACAAAAACGTTAATAATTCCGTTGTTTTTCTTAGCAAAATAATCTGATAGAAATTGTCTTTTTTGATCAAGCCAACTAGTTTTTCTCATCTCTTACAATGCAAACTTAATATCAATAGCAAAAATACGAGTGGAAATTCCCTTTGTTTTCTTGCCAGCAACTTCAGCACTATATTCTGATTGACGACAAACTAAAACTGATCCATTAGTCAAACTTTCAACTTCTCTGGACGCTAGTCTGAATGCTGTCATAATTGAATTTAATGCAGTAGGTCCAACAGATAAAATTCTAACATACTCGTGCTCTTTAAGTACATGCAAAATACTACGACTTAAGCCAATAGGATCAGTAGGTCTCTTCAAAGGATCCTCAGCATTTGGATCTCCTCCTCGTGCTTTTAATATCCTTGGGTCATTTGTATTATTCTTTGGTTTTTCATTTGTGGCAATAGTGCTCACAGGTTCTTCAATCTTATCCATTTTTAGTTTTCCTCAATTCCAATAAGAGACATTTTCGTCTTTATATTTTCTACAGCTTTATTGAACTCTGAAGCACTGCAGCCATATAGCTTTGAATCATATTTTAGCTTTGATGATCCATTTAGAATGGTTGAAATAATTTTATTTTCAACTTCATCTAAACTTAAATTCATTAAATTATTAATTTTATTTTCATCTTTGATGCTGTCGTAATAACAGATATTTTCATTGTCATCTTCTTCAGACATATAAACACTTAAAGCTCTAGGAGAAACAGTTTGATAATCTGGATAAAGTTCATTAAATTTTTGAAAAAGCATAGATGAATGCTTGGATAAAATATGCTTTCTAATAATTGCTGTTCTTTGAATTATCATACATTTCTCACACGATCCATCTTTTTTATTTTCACAATTTTCAAGACATTCATAGCTTCTTGGCATTTTATGAGATTTACAAAATGAACATCTTTCAAGGTCTTCTAGAATAATTCCAGTGTTTTTTAAATGATCCCAAAGAATATGATGATGATGAACTAATATATGGGTTGAAAGAGGATTTACCCATTTTTCACAAATTGGGCATTTTTGAGAGGGATTTCTTTTACCAGCATTATCAGCTTTGACTAAGTTGATATAGTTGTGTTGTAATGCGCCGATAAAATAGTTTTTGAATTCCCCACTTCCTCCATAACGAGATACTTTTCTGGTATTGCGGGGTTTCCAATTTGACAAGACATTGCAGAAAATTTTTATATAATCTGATGCAAAATCTTCTTGTGAGTCATACAAGTAATGATATTGATTCCACCATTCTTGCATATGTAGATAAGGCGGATAAAGCTTACATACTTCTTTGTATTGCCTGTCTATCCGCCATTTATTGCCTGATAGTAAAGCCTCTTGATATTTTAGAATGGCTATTTCTAAATTTTCTTGAGTCCTTATCTTTGCTTGTTTTGTAATATCCTCGTTCACTTAAGATTCCCTCGTTGATATTACAATTATAGTTACTGTTTTTAAAATTAGAAATCAACCAGAGAGTTTTATATCCTCAAGAATCATAACTAAATTATTTCCACCTGACCAATTATCTATCTCGACAGTGTAAACAACATCAACTTTGTCGCCAGGTTTAAATTCATTACAAATATATCCCCGCCTCCAAGCATTAGCAGGAACCCAAGTTTTCTCACCATTTGATAATTTTAATTTTGCGTGTTTACCTTGAGTAAGTGGTTTAGCTTCAACAAGAGTCATATTCTTTGTGATGAAGATTGGATTATGATTACCACTACCAAAAGGTGAGATTTTTGAAAGATGAACATATGTCTTAATGTTCAAATCACCAAATGGCATACGAGCATCAATATCAATAATCTTTTCAGAAGATGGTTCTCCCAATCTATCTTGAGCATAATTATTCAATGCTGCTCTCATTGCTGGAATATTATCTATAGCAAGTTCAAAACCAGCAGCAAAAGCATGACCCCCACAAACAGTAGAACCATCTGCTCTTTTCTTGAATAATTTCCAAGCCTCTTCTGACTTGAGAGCATCCAAGATATTAAAATCACGAGTGGAACGACAAGAACCTTTAGCATATCCATCCTTCTTAAATGAACAAACCAAAGTAGGCTTGTTGTACATTTCTGCAATTTTGCCAGCAATTAAACCAATCAATCCTGGATGCCAATCTTCTTCACCCAAAATCAATATATGCTCTTTCTCTAAATCAAAATTTCTCTCAACAAAATCTATAGCTTGTTGAGTTGCTTTCTCTTGCTGTTCTTGTCTTTTAGTATTGGCATTGTTCATCTGCTTGGCAAGATTAGCTGCTGTTATGTCATCTTTGGACAGCATCAATGATAAAGCAGTACCAGCATCAGCAAGTCTACCTATAGCATTGATTCTTGGGCCAATTTGAAAACCAATAGTAGTTGGAGTTACATCTTTGACACCAGCAATACGAAGAAGTTCTTTTATTCCTGGCTTATTACTGTTAGAAAGAATTGAACATCCATAATTAACTATAACTCTGTTTTCATCAATCATCGGAGCAACGTCAGCTACAGTGCCCAAAGCTGCAAATTCAATTAGATTATCTACAAAATCAAAAACATTTAGCTTACGATACCTAGCTAATCCAAGCATCAATTTAAAAGCAATTCCACAACCAGCCAGATAATCAAATGGATAGCGTTCAAAACTATCTTTCTTATAAGACTGAAAATGTTCTCCTGGATAGAAAGGATCATCTCTGTTTGGATTTACCACTGCCATAGCTTCAGGCAACGATCCATCTTCACTAGGATGATGGTGGTCAGTGATAATCAAATCAAGATTTTTCTCTTTTGCATATGCACCAGTTTCAAATGCAACAATTCCACAGTCCACGCTCATAAGAAGAGTTGCACCAGAAGCCAAAGCCTGATCAACAGAATGCATCTTGATATCGTATCCATCTTCCATTCTGTGAGGAACTTTGTATTCTATATTTGCTCCCATTTTCTCAAGAGCAGTGACAACAATTGCAGTGGAAGTAATGCCATCCACATCATAGTCGCCCCATACAAAGATCTTCTCACCTGTATCGATGGCTTTGCTAATTCTTTTGATAGCAATTTCAGCATCAGGAAGAGTCATTGGATTATGAAGTTTATTAATTTTAAGATCTAAAAATTGTTCAGCTTTGTCTACTGAATCAATTCCACGAGTAAGCATAACTTGGGCTACAGGAATAGGTATCTCAAGTTCATATGCAAGTTCTTTAACTTCTTGCATACTACATTCTCTCATTTTCCAAACTGTTTCAATTCTATCCATTTTCAGCCCTTATACTTAAAGTTTTCTTACCAGAGTCAATCATCTTCAAAATAGTTTCATCAAGAAGAGATACATCAAATTTTTGTGCAAAGTCATCAGGATCCATACCAGAAGGAAGAAATATTCTAATAGCTTTCAATCCCAATTCTTCTATTTTGCTGATTACTTTTTCTGATGCAATTTTGCCAGCATCATCAGCATCCATAAGAACAACTAGATTATCACAATATCTGGAGGCAAGAGCAATTTGATGATCAGAAATAGCAGTTCCACAAAGGGCAACTACATTTTCTAAACCATTGTCATAAAATGAATAAACATCAAAGTATCCTTCTGTCAATATAAGATAGTTCTTTTGACGTGCCATTGTTTTTGCTACATCAAGAAAGAATAGATTTTTATTCTTTTGATATGGCTCGTTTATCCATTTGCCTTTATTCCATTTGTTGATTTTGTCAGCACATTTAGCAGGTTCGTGCCCATAAAGATCCCAAAATGCTTGCACTGTTTGTTCTCTTAAATCTGGAATTTGTCTGCCAGCAAGAGCAATAAAATTACCGTGAACATCTCTAATTGGAACGATCAATCTGCCTTTTAATAATGGAAATTCATACCTTGAATAAGAAGGGCAGAATGCAATAAGATTATTTTGGATAATTTTGTTAGATAAATTTCTAGTTTGGAAATAATCTTGAACAGTTTTATTCTCACCAAAGTTGCGGAGAAATTGATTATAGTTCAATTCAATGCTGTTCATCAGTTAAATTGTATCATTAAAGGTAGAAAAATCAACTCTTGGGAAAACTATAATATCATTTTAGTCTAGGTTGTAAAAATGAACAAATTTCAAAAATTAGCTCAATTAAATAGAGATATCGAATTATTAGAGAATGCTGGCAAAATCAAAGCAGCAGAAATATTACATCAGAAGTTTATTAAAGAGGCACAGTATGCAATGCCTCAAATGATGACCACAATGATGCCTCAAATGATGATGCCACAAATGATGCCAATGATGATGCCTCAAATGATGGCAAGACCAATGATCGCTCCAACAACTCTAGCCAAACCAGTTGTTGCACCTGCACAAATGCCTGTAGCTCAACCAAGAACAACTCCTGTTCAAACAATAGGCCCACCAAATCCAGGAGTAAGCCCAGCTCCAAGCCCTGCTCCAGCTCCTAAACCGAGCCCTGGAAATATGCAGATAGCACCATTACCTTCACCTGCGCCTGCACCTGGTGGACAAGTACAGCCTCCTTACGAAGGAAGTAATACAAATCCAGGTGGACAAAATGTACCTCCTCCTACTCCACCTCCAACTCAGTATGGTGATAAAAATAAAAAAGATCAAGAACTGCAATATTTAGAAAACGAATTGCAAAGATTACAGCGAGAATATGGTATGGATTGTGGACCATTTGCAGCACAGTGCAATACATTGAGAGGAATGATTGATAAAAATAAAGGTGGATCAGTAGCAAAGAGTTAATTATGAATAAATTTATAAAGTTATCAAAAATCAACAAAGATATTGAATTATTAGAAACTTATGGAGATTTCAAAGCTGCAGAAGTGCTTCATAAACAATTTTTAAAAGTATCCCAAATTGTATCCAATGAAGTAAAAACTCCTGAAAAATTTATGGATGAGTTGTTTCTTTTGGCTCAAAATCCAAATGAAGATTTTGAAAATTTAGTCAAGTGGTATCAAAATGATCCAGGCCGATATTCTGAAGAAGAAAGAGAGTATATTGATAAAGCTATAGAAAAAGCCACTGATCAAAGAAATAGATTGGGTAAATTTACAACTGTAATAGATCCAGATAATCCTACTTTAAGACCTGAAAAAAATGAAAATGTGGAAGATACACCTTCTGGTAATTCTAACACTGATATTACTATTAATAAACCCTCTGGTCCAAAAATGCCTATTCTTGATGAAAGAGAGCAAGGTTATGTATACAGAAGAATTATTGGTCAAATCAAAGAATTGCTCAAAAATAAGAAGAAGTTTAAAGCTGACAAATTAGCTTTAGATTATCAAGATTTTTTTGAAAATTCTGCAAGAAACGAAGCTTTTGTAAAACAAGTTAACAGAATATACAAAGATTTCAGAAAAGCAAGTCCATTACCAATGATGTAAAAAAACCCCTCTTTCGAGGGGTTTTTTAATTATTCAAGCATTTGTTTTGCAGCAACATCAAAATCAATGCCACCATCGTCACCATCATCATCGTCTTCATCAATATCGTCAGAAGATGGACCTTTACTGATCGCTTCAACAAGATCAGCAAGTGGTTTTCCAACTACTTTCAAACGTCCACAAATAAATTCAAATGCCGTAGTAGAATTATCATTACGAGTACGCTTTTCAGGAGCTGGTTGAGTCATTAAAAGTTTGCAGAATTCATATGCATCTTTAGATTCTATAACTTCTCCAGTATCAATGTTCGTGTAAATAAACTTCTTACGAACTTCCTTGACGTATTCAAACCCCTTGGCCTTAGCCTTATAGAGAAATTCATCAACAGGATTTGTAGTTTCATCATCAGTGAACATAATTTTGAATTCACCAGTGACACCAGGTTGACCATAACGAGTCTTCATAACAAGAACTTTGCTCTTGCCACCAATTACGACATCTTTACCTTCAGCATCTTTCTTGGTAACTTGTCCAGCAGCACCATTGATCTTATTGATCCATAGGCGCATGTGAGTGAAGTAGTTCATAGCATTACCACCAGAAGCAGTTTTTGCCATTGTCCCAGGCATCACTCCAGCACCCATATAGAGCTGATTGATAAGTACAACAATAGTTCCAGATGCAGCAGTTTTAGCAGTTAAATCTTTGGTTAATCTTTTTACAAATCGTGCATGAAGTCCAATTGTTTGAACTTGCTCCATAGACTTAACTAATTCATCATTTGGTATCATTGCTGATATAGAGTCAACAATAATTACAGAATAGTCTCCAGTTTCAACCATAAACTTGAGCAATTCACCGTACTTTTCTGCGGAGCCAACGTTTTCAACAAGCAAAAGTTGAGCAGTGTTGACACCACAAGATAAGGCACGTAAAGGATAATATGAATTCTCAACATTGAAGAAAGCACACTTCTTACCCAATTTTTGAGCTTCAGCAATCAGCTTGTAACCAAGCCAAGTTTTGCCAGATTGTGATTCACCACAAAATTCAATCAATGTGCCAGCAGGAATTCCCATACCTGCGCCAAGGATTGAATCAACTTCAAAAACACCTGTGGGAATAAATTCAATATTCTCTACATCACCAGACTTAACACACTTTTCATCAATTCCAAGTGCTTTAAGTTTTTGTTTCAATAAACGCTCTTGATCTTTATCAATTGCTTCGTTTAGTTCTTTTCTAGCCATAATTTATCCTCAAAAAAGGGATGGAATAAATCCATCCCTTTTATCAATTACTTCTTGCCCATCCATCCAAGAGAAGGAGCATCATCATCACCTTCTTCGTCATCCTCATCTAAGATAACAGCCTTCTTAGCAGGACGAGCTGGTTTTGGTGCTGGAATAAATTCTTCCTCATCATCATCTTCATCTTCAACAACAGGCGCTGGTTTAGCAACAACCTTTGGAGCCTCTACTGGAGCAGAGACCTTGTAAGAATTTGAAGATACTTCAGAATCAGCATTCTTTGGAACAGTGAATTTGAAAATCTTGAGCAGAGGAAAACCATAGGTAAAGAAATCTTCCCATTCTGGCATATTAGGATCATCTTCACGATCGTTGTTGTAATTTACACGCTCTGCCACAAGATCTTCTGTTGATGGCTCACCAGCTTTACGAAGAAGCTCAATCATTTCATCAGTAATGTAAGTTGGCTTGCCTTCAAAATATAGTGTGTAATCAACTGAAAGAGGAGCTGGTTGACCTGTAGCGGTAGCAGTAATCTTTACGCAAGGAGAATTGCGAGTACCATAGTGACGACCATCGCCATCTTCATTCTCAGCATCTTCATAATTCTGAATGGTTTGTTCAGCAATACGATTGAAAATGCTCTTACCCTTCTTTAGGATCTTTGCTTCCCAGGAACCATCTTCTTGCTTCTCAAGAACATTCTGGGCATACTGTGTGGTACCAACATAACCCATTTTCTTCCAAGGACATTGCTTTGGATCATCATGTCCAATTCGAACAAAGGACTTGTTCAAATCAGCATCTGGAAATGGTACACGTTGAGTCTTACCACGAAGGGAAGGATCATTGTTAGGGTTTGGAATATAAACCTTGTCAGTGAATTCAATAAATGAAATTGGGTCACCGATAAGCTTCAGACGACGGACAACCTTTGGTGAGTCCTTGACTGAAAGATTTACGAGAATATCCTGCAAGCGAGGAAATGAATTACGAGGAGTTGATGGATTTGGCTGTGAAGCAACCATCTTTGTAGCAGAAACACGTCGAGTCATTTTATATTTTCTCCAATTGGGCTCTTCCGTCCCACATTTATTAGTTTACTGTATGTTTTTAGCTGAAGCAATAGTAATTCAAAAATATTTTCACATTCTTGAATTTCTAGTTCTTACTGTAGCATTTCCCTTATTCATAGGAGTCTTATCTTTCGCAAAAAGATTTGACATTCCCTCGTTATTAAAGGATTGGTTGATTCTGGATAAAGCTTGATGCTCACGCAAAATTCTATCCATTTGAGATGCTGCAAATTCAATATTTTTTAAATATTGCTCCAAATATGTTAGCAGCCTTTTGGAATTTGTCATTGGAATGACAAATGGGTGTACAGTGAAAGCAGCATTAGCCTCTTTATCCTTTGCTGTTCCTGTAGATAATTTGATAGCCATTTCTCGAAGGTTTTTGTGCGCTTGAGAAATCATTTCATAGTGTGCAAAAACAACAGACATAATTTCAGTCAATCTGTTTCTGTATTGAACTTGCAAAGCATAGGCAGCTGAAAATGATTCAAATTCATAATCATCTTTGCTTGGAATAGAAATATCCCATTGCCTTACTTCAGTGCGAATTTCAATTTCATCATAGTGTGGAAGAAGACTAATTGCATCTTGCCAAATCTGAACTTCTTTTGCAAATGAATCTTCAGTGACACCTTTAAGACGACTTACTAAATCTTTTGAAAAATTAGGATCCTGCCAAGAAACTGTTTCTGGCATAGGCGACCATTCTAAAGTTGCAAGTAAAACTGATTTTTCTTCATCAAAATCTTCATCTTCCTCAGAGCTGATTTTGAATTCTGGATCGTCGTATTCTTCGTATTCGTCAAAAATTCCCATAATAATTCCTAATCAAACAATCCATCACTCAGTAATGTTTTAACAGATGATGAAGTGGATTTTGTTTTTCTTTCTTTGTTGTTAATTATATCATCATATGACACAGAATTTTTCTCTGCAAGTTTCTGCATCCTTAAAGAATTCTTTTCTTCTTTGTTTCTTTCTGCAACAATATTGTCCCAGTATTCCAAGAAATCTTCTACAACTTCAAATTGCATAGTATCTGGCAAGCAACTTAGTGCATCATGTTCAGCCAGGAAAGCCACCATTCCACGATTAGGTCTAGCTCTGTATGCCAAGTCTTTGCAATCTTCATAAGGTTGATGTTGAACTATATCAATTGCTCTTGCTCCGACACCCTTAATTGCAGAAAGAGGAAGCAAAATCTCACCCTTCTTATTTACAGTAGTTTCAACACCAGACTCATTTACATTTGCTGGCTTTACTGTAATTCTATCCATACTGCATTCTTTAAGTAATACAGCAAGTTTATCTTCATCAAGCCTATCTATTTGAATACAAGCAGCCAACCACTCAGAAGGATAATAATTACGCAAATAAGCAGTGTAATAAGAAAGCAAAGCATAAGAACAAGCGTGAGATCTATTGAAGGCATATCCTCCAAATTTAGCCATTAATGCAAGTACTTCATCAATAACTGGTTCAGGAATTCCACGCTCTTTACTCTTTGTAGCAAAAAGATTACAAACATCATCAAAATCTTTACCAGACTTCTTTGAAATTGCTTTACGTAGTTTGTCCACTTGTTGCCAGGTAAATCCAGCCATATCACGAGCCAAGAACATAGCTTGCTCCTGATACACCATAATTCCATATGTCACTGAAAGATGCTTCTCAATAATAGGGTGAGCATACTTGATTAATTCTGGATGTCTTTTACCTTCAGCATATTGAGGAATATAATCCATAGGACCAGGACGATAAAGAGCAGCCACAGCAATCAAATCTTCAACATTAGAGGCGTTTACATCCCGAAGAGATTGTTGCATTCCTTTTGAAGCAAATTGGAAAACACTAGCAGTTTTTCCCCTAGCATAAATGTTCTTAAAAATTTTAGCATCGTCAAGATTGATCTTTTTGAAATCAATTTCTTTATTATGAAGTCTCTTTATATGTTCAAGACAAAGAGCAACTTGATGAAAAGCAGCTAGTCCAAGAAAATCGTACTTTACCAAACCAACACGTTCTACATTTTTCATATCGTATGCAGAACACAAGTTTCCCTTACTGTTTTCTATAGGGGCATTTAAATAAATTGGTTCAGAAGATACAAGAACTCCAGAAGCGTGAACACCAAAGTTAGAATATGTACCAACCAATTGAATAGCGCTATCTAATTCTTCTTGCCACTGGTTATAGTAATGTTTGAACTCCTCATTTTCTTGAATAGTTTCTTCAATTGTTGTTCCTGGCTTTTTAGAAATACAAGCAGAAATCTTTAAAGCCTGATTGTGAAAATCATTAGGATATGTATCTTGAAACCTTGTAGAGGATTTCAAACATCCTACTACAGAGTTTTTTGCAGCATATTTACCCCAAGTTCCAATTTGAGCAACATGATCATCTCCAAATCTTTCTTTAGTCCAATCAATAACTTCAGAGCGACGTGAATCATCAATATCTGTATCAACGTCAGGAAGGGCAGCAACTTTTGAAATTACTAGACCATCTGAAGGCATTTCTTTCGTAATTTCAAGAATATGAGCAGTCCAAAGTTGAGAATCATTCTTCTTTGCTTTGATTCCCATTTTAGCAAGGTTATAAATATAAGATGATAAACCTTGATTTTCTAATACCCATAATTCTTTCTCAATTTCAGGCTCATATTTGCGATTTTCTGGAAAAAATTCTAGCCATTGTTGAGTAATCTTCCTTAACTTCTTACTGTAAGGAATTTGATCCATATCACCATACTCATTAATAAATTGAGATGCTGGAAATTCAGATATATCTACTTTGTATTGAGTTCCACGACCAGGATTCAAGAAGCGTTCAAACATCAAGTTCCAACGTACTGGATCCACATTACAAACTTCAAGACAGAAGTTTACTAATGATCCAACACCAGAACCACGAATACCAAAATGGATATCCTTATGCTTCATAAATTCAACTAATTCTCTTTGAATCAAGAAGTAGTCAGTAACACCCATGTACCAAATTTGGCGCAATTCACTATCAAGACGGGCTAAATAATTGTTTGAGAATAAGTTAGCCTGACGTAAACCAGAAATACAAAGAAAGGCTAAATACGCTTCATTTGCTTTGTGATGAGGTAATTTGGATTTCCAGAAATTATTAAACTCTTGATTGTCTTTAGGAATACGAGCAGCTGGAAGTAAGTGGGGAACATCAAGTTTGAAGAAATCTTCTACCATCTCTGAAATAAGAACAGAATTTTTTAAAGCTTCAGGCACACTTGATCCAAAAACCTTGTGCATTTCATCATAAGGTTTTAGATAAAACTGATGACTGCCATAAGCTTCTTTCTTACCATTCTTTTTATCTGTTCTGCTGTCTCTTTGGTCACGCATCTGAATTAAGACATCGTGAATTTTCCAGTCTAACTTGTCAAGATAATGTACATCATTAGATGCAACAACAGGAATGTCATATTTATTAGCAAGATCTAAAAGAAATGGCATATTATGAGCTTGTTCATCAATTCCGTGATGCTGCAATTCAACAAAATAGCGATCTTGAAATACATTCTTAAATCGATTTATAACACGATTTGCAAGATCAACATCTTCTCTCATTAGGGATTGATTTAGTTCAGAAGCGAGACAGCCAGAAAGAGCAATTACACCTTCACTATGTTTTTCAATACACCCCCAATCAACACGAGGGGAATAATGAAAAGCATCTGGGTCATTGCCAAGAGCTGAAAGAGAAAGAAGATTCTTATATCCTGTTTCGTTTTGAGCAAGAAGAGTAAGGTGATTTAATTTCTTACGTCTGCCATCTTCTGTTTTACTCTTATCAAAACGATCTTCACAGGTATACACTTCAATACCAATGATAGGTTTAATAGGTTCAAAACTGCCTTGCATACGACAAGCTTCAACAAATTCAACAGCACCACCCATTTTTCCGTGGTCTGTAATTGCTGTGGCTCTGAAACCCATCTCACGAGCTTTTAATGCGTATTTAGCTGGTGTGGGTAATGCATCTTGAATAGAAAAATGCGTATGGGCGTGTAAATGAACGAAATCTTTATTAGAACTACACATATAATGCCTCTTTTGCAAGCGCCATCAAAGATAGTCATTCACTTGCTGATTTAGAGAATTGCTTTATTGCGACTCGAATAAAGTTTACCATTTTTTTCGTGGTAATGCCTTGGTTCTAAATTAAGAATTAGATTTTTATCAATCATCTTTAATGCTTTTGGACGAGTGCGCAAAGGCAATCTGTCAAACTCCAATAGTCTATAAGAATTAGAAATTTGTTTACAGATAATGTAAGAATAATTTTTCTGGATGAGTTTGAGTTTCTTGTACTCTTGCACTTGTTCATTTGTAAGGGATAATTTTGTCTTCTTAAGGGTTTTATCTATTACTTCGTGATTTTGCCTTGAAGATATATATTTGCAGCTTTTTATGGCATTTCTCACTGTAGATTCACTTTGCCCAGTGTAGATAGAAATAGTTTCTATAGCTACTGGTCTTTCATCTTCATATCTAGCAGCAAAAATACAAATCAAAAGTTCTTTGACATATTTAGAGCTTTGACTTTGAAGAGCCGATAATGGGACAGCTACAGGTTTTGATCTTGTGATTTCGGGCTTTAAGCGATTAATAATTTTGTTGATAGAAAATAAACAGACACTCTTTTTGCCAAATTTACCGTGAGGAGCTGTCCAATAAAGATCTGTTCCTTTTTTGATTTTGTCATAAACAAAAGTAGAGGAATACTGAAATACAATTTTAGCTATGTTAATGATTTCTTCGATAGGAACAATACCTGAATTATTCTCATCAACCAATTTAGAGATAGCCCAAAGAATATAAACATCCACTTCGTTGTGTTTTAAAACTTGAGCTATAACTTCAGGATTCAGGATAATCGTTTTGGACATTATTAGCTAGATCTTCTAAAATTTTATTTGAACCAGACCAGAAAATATACTTGTAAACATCTTCTTCAGTATATCCTGGATTTTCAGCCAACATTAGCTGATGAATAAAATAGATTTTATTAGCTAAATGCCCATTAACAAGAATGTTCACTGGAATTTCATCAGGAGCATCATTAAAAGTTTGTTTTAGTTTTTCAATAATTTCAATGCTGTTCATTTAGTTCTCCCATCTTTATTTTTGCACTCTTGATAAAATTTTTCCATAAGATATTTAAATTCTTAAAGTTTTCTTTGTGTAAGTCTTCATCTATCTGCTTATAAACACTATCAGTCCAAGTGATGAATTCAGGATTATAATTATTAAGCCGTTCGTATTTTTTAATCTTTTCAGAAAAAGAAATTAAGAAATCTACCTCTGATAAACCGCCAGGATAATTACTAGCATTATTTTCTTTCTCTAGATATTTCTTGATTGTATTGCTTACTTCTCTCATAAGATATTTGACATCAAAATCAACAGTTTCGACATCAATTTTAGCAAATACAGAGAGTTTATGTATTGCTTCTACAAAATTCAATCCTTCAACATCCTGAACAAGTTGAATTAAGTCTCCAGTAGCACCACAGCCAAAACAATTGTAGGTGTTAGTTTTGGTATTGACACCAAAAGAAGGGTTACCATCATCGTGATTTGGCATGGGACATCTTGTATTAGCCCAATCAGTATGTTTTGATATTATGAAGTCAGAATCATACTCAGACTCCATAAACTCCATGATATCAATCGATTTTACTAAATTATCAATAAAATTACGTGTGATTGTAGCTTTATTCATAAATCATCCAGTCTGGCACTGAAAGTTCTCTATTATCATCAAGATTCAAAGGTACAAATTCTTCTTCATCTAGTTCAAGCACATTATCAACAACAGTGCCATCATTTGAAATAATAGTAGGTCGTCTTATAGGAGTTTTGCCATCTGGGCGATCTGTTTTGGGAACTTCCTTGACAACTGTATTACCAGTTGCAACACCGTGCAATGCTAATATCTGTTGTTGCTCTTCTTCATCTAATTCAGTGACTTTGTTATATTCTCTGTTCATACGAATAGGAAATGGATTAAACCAAGCATCACGCATTTTTACAGGATGAAGAATGCAATATCCGTGCTCACGATTAGGTTCCATGGCAATAGCATAGGTACAAAGGTGCATAAGGTTTTGACCTCCAGATGCTGCAGCCTGATCATAAGACATGAATTTCTTCTCATCTTTAGACTTACGAGAATCTCTAATTGTATCCCGATTAATCTGTTGAGCAGTAAGCACTGGAATGTTATATCTTTTAGCTAGTAAGAATAATCCCTTAACTGCTTGAGATTGATTTTCCCAATCTTTTGCTCCATTAACTGCCTTACGTACAGTCATATTTCCGATATAGTCAACAACAAGAAGATCTGGCTTGCCTTTAGTGTTAATCAACTCTCTAATTTTCTGATCAATATACTCTGGCGTAGGATCTTCCATATTGACATCATATTCAAAATATGGACCATTCTCTTGTGTTTTTAATCCATCATAAATTGTCTTCATTTCATCAGGAGAAAGATCTGTGCCTTTGATTTGATCATAAGGAATTTCGAAATTTAATGAAACATGGCGAAGCAAACAAAGCCAAGAGTTCATTTCAAAAGAGAGATACAAAACTTTCTTCTTGCCAACTTTATTAGCATGAAGAGCAGAGTTTAAGAGCATTACACTCTTACCACCAGAAGAAGGAGCTAGAAAAACAATAATTTGTCCAGGCATCCATCCAAAAGTTTTAGAGTCAATGTTGCTTATCCCACACTCAATACCTTTAAATAATTCAGGCTGTGTAAGACGCTTTTCATATTCTTTCTTGAAAAAATCAGCGCTATTAGAAACATCAAAGTTCTGAATCTCTGAAAATTTTTCAGAAAGTTCATCTTGTATATCATCAAGATCTTTTTGAATAGCTTCTACAGTTTTAGAAAGATCGCCATTAGCAAGAAAAGAATTGGAAGATTCAAAAGTTTTAGTAAGTGTACGCAGACCCTTATTTTTCTTTAATAAACTAGTAACCTCATGAAAATCATTCTCATCAAAATCAAAATTCTCAATCTCATCCCATAAAGAAATATATTTTCTACGAGTGTAATCTTTAATATTGCTTTCATTTAAAGAAGATTCAAGAACAAAGCCAGTGAGCAAACTTCCACCACTTCTTTCCCAGTACTTCATTATAAAATCGTACATTTTCTGGGTGTAAGAAGAAGTGTCGCTAGGCTCTATGTGAACGAAATGATCTTTTGTAATTTGACGTGCAAGAGCCTTATCCATACACTTTGTACTTTTAGTGATGGATGATAAAAACATAATTTCTAATGAACGTTGATCTAATTTCATCTTGCGTAAGGCAACCTTATCGTAATACAACTGCGAAGTAAAGAATTCCATCCTGATCCTGTTGAGATGTTTGAAGTTCCATACGTCAATAAAATAAAAGGTTTACCAGAATTTACTCTCGATTTTGATAGTCTATCCAAATTTTGTGGGAATTGAGGGTGGGTTTGCTTGTATTGTTCAATACCATCAATAACGATAAAATCAAGATTTTTGAATTCTTCGTTCATCTTGTCAAATTCATCTTTTTTATCAAAATCACTTAAGATGCTTATAATTTCAGTCCAATCATAATACTTGGAAGACAAGCCTTTTTTGATAGCAGATTGAACTAAAACAGCACCTATGAATGTTTTGCCACTACCATTCTTGCCATCAAAAATAATTGAAGTAAGTGGTGTCCTGATGTTTCCGGTATGACGAATATTTGGAGGATCATTATTGACAATATCAATCAAAAACTTCTCAAAATACTTTAGTAAAAGTAATACTCGTTCACTAGTTTTAGATTCTTGGCCAAGATCTCTTCCATGAGCGTCTGCACGAATGTTCCAATCATCCAAGCTTTTACCAATATAAACTCTTGGAACATTGGCCTTGACATATAATTCTCGGAGAAATTTTTCTTTCTCACAAGAACACATTACAGATTTACCCTTGTAATTTGTAGTGTAACCAAAATAATCACAAAGAGCACAGCCAATACCTTTATTCATTCTAAGGTTTCTAGCGCTATTTTGTAAGTTTTCTTTTAAATCATTTAGACCCAATATATCTTCAAAATTAGGTTCAGCCATTACAAATCATCCTCGTTCCCATTGTATCTCTTAATTTCAGAATTGCTACTGGATGCATTTCGTGCTCTTTCACTAGCCCAAGATCTCAAGTATTGTATCTCTTCTTTCATCAATTTAGAAATGGGAACGGAATCTTTAATTGCGTCTGCTATATCGGATGTAATAATTTCTCTTTTGTTATCACTAAATGCTTCATATAATGCTGCTTCTATGGCTGCTTCGATTTCAGCTCCAGTAAAACTTTCAGATAAATCTGCTAATAATTCCAAATTAAAATTCTTAGGATTTCTGTTTCTTTTTTCAAGGTGGATTTTAAATATAGTTTTTCTTTCCAGTAATTTAGGAAGATCTACAAAGAAAATCTCATCAAATCTACCTTTTCTTAATAATTCTGGCGGTAAGGAAGAAACATCATTGGCAGTAGCAACAACAAATACTGGAGATTTTCTATCCTGCATCCATGTGAGCCAAGAACCCAAAACTCTTGAAGTTGTACCGCCATCAGTTGTGCTAGATGCTTTTGATCCAGACATACCCTTATCAATTTCATCACACCAAAGAATACAGGGGGCAACAGATTCAGCCACTTTGAAAACCTGTCGCATATTTTGTTCAGAACTTCCAACAAGACCAGAAAATACTTTGCCCATATCAAGTCTTAATAAGGGGAAATTCCAGAATGATGATATTGCTTTGGCGAATAATGATTTGCCAGCACCTTGAATACCTACAAGTAATATGCCTTTAGGATTTGCTGGCAATCCATAGTCCAATGCTTCTAATGAAAAAGCATCTTTACGTTTTTCAAGCCAAGATTTTAAACCTGACAAACCACCAATACTATTCATATCAGTGGGATCATCAATCCAATCTAATAAACCTGACTTACGGATAATATCTTTCTTTTGTTGGATAATTGATTCTGGTAATAAAGAAGTGTGCTTGATCATACAATATGTACAAACTTGCTCACATTCAGATATGGTCAAACCTCTGAAACAATTGACTACATTGTCTAATTCTTCTTTGATGTATGATGTTTGAAATTTAGCAGCAAGGTCAGGTCTTTTAGATGCTTTTTCTAAAAGATATGTAATTTTTTCTGTTATTTCATCTTTACTAGGAAGTGGGAAATCAATTACAGGAACAGACTTTTCTAGATCTGTTGGTAATTCTAGTATTGAAGAAAGAATAATTATTGCTTTGTTCTCTGTGGAAAAATCAAAGCTTAAGTTTTTCAATTGGCGGACAACTTTTATTTCAACTTGTCCACGATAGTTTCCAGAACCAAAAAATTTGTTGTAATCTTTAAGTACCAGTATACAAAATTTATTCTTTGGTACTATAAGTTTTTTGAACCAGCCCAATACTTCTTCTTGATCTAGTACACAATCAGAAGCTTTTGCGGGTAAAAATTCTGGGAAAGTTGAATGAAGTCCAGAAACAATATCCCATTTTACGAGATCCCAAGAAGTATCAGCTTTGGAACATAAATTTTCCAAAGCTGATATTACTCTATTTTCTTCTTGAGATACTAAATATAAGACAGTTCTTTTAGATCTTATTAGCAGCTCAATTTCATCTATTGTTTGATTGCTGTCCATTTATAAACTTATCGAATTGAAATCTTGGATTACCTGGATAATCTTCATCTCTCCACCAGGTTTCTTCCTTGTATTTAGCAGTGTATTTAATAAAAATTTCACGCCAATCAAGCATTTCAAATTCAGGAAGATATGGTGATCTAGAAACAGATTTTTGGAAAGTATCAGCAATCAGTTTCTTTTCTTCAGCATTACCTTTAGAGAGTGTCAAGAAAAGTTGATTCAAGCCAGAGGTAAAATCTTCTTTGCTAATATTTTGTGTATTAGCGTAGTAAGAGCAAACAATAGGAATTCCAAACTTTGAAAACAATTCTTTGGACCTACCAAGCTTTGCCAAATTCTTTACTTCATCATAGATATCAATAAGAGGAGTGGTACTACTTGTGTTGATTATGTCTTGATAATAACGATTCAAATAGTGAGGAAATTCCATAAGTAAGAAATGTCCTGACCTTTGCATAATCACAGTCTTGTTTGTGAAGCACCAATCAATAAATTTCTTGGTCCATTCATTCTTGTCTAACTTATTGTCTTCCATAAAATCAGCAATTATGTTGATGATTTTATTGTCAGATGTGTAAGTGACTCGATAGACCCCATCAAATGCTTTCTTGTATTCATTTAAAAAATAGTCAGTGAAGTGCTTGGCAGTCCAATCCTTAAGATCTTCAGGTGCTTCTTTGAGTGTCTTAACTACAGGCTTTTTACGCTGACGTTTATTAGCTTGAAATGGGTTGACCAATTCAGATTGTAGAGGAACGTGTTGCATATAAATACCTTTTACGAAATCATAAGTGGGATCTTTTACTGTTTTCATTTTTTTGCGCTTATAGCCAAACTTTGCATTTCAAGGATATCATCTCTAGATGCAAGTTTGATCTTAGCAATACCATCCTCTTTATAAACAAGATAATTCTGTGCAGAAATTTGAGAAAAACTTTCAGCAGAATGGGTAATTAATATCACTTGCAATCCTAATTCGGCAATATATCTGTCTAAAAATATGAGCAATTGTCCCATTATTCCATCTTTAGAAACAGCAGAGAATGCTTCATCAAGTACGTAAACACTATCATAGTTGTTGTAGGTTCCAAATGCAAAACGCAAGAGGACACTAACAATCTCCATCAAGCCTCCACCATTAGAACCCTTGATTGGGCGCTTAGATCTTTTGCCATCATGCAATTTCTCAACACAAGGTAAGATAGTAAATAGACCAGTGTTTTCGCCTTCTTTGCTACTTACTTCTTTCAATTCCAAAGAGAATACATAGTCTTCACCATACATTTCTTTTAATGCTGCGGTGACGATTTCTTCAATAGATGCAAGGGCTTGAACTCTAGTGTCAGCAGCTTTCATACGTAAAAATATCTGCCCCTTTTTATTATGATCTTTTTTAGTTTCAAGTTCTAGCAATTTAAGTTCTTGTTCTTCTAAAAGGGCTGCAAGGGCGTTTCTTTCAATTTCGAGTGCAATCAAGTTTCTTTCAATTTTGTTGCACTCTTTCTTGATTTCTAATAAGTCCAAGATTATTCTCCTGTGAGCTCTTGGAGTTTCTCTTCAATTTCTTGAAGTTTAGCTTCTAATTCAGATTGTTTCGTAGCCATAAGTTTTTTAAGATCTTTTGGCTTACAACCAAACTTCTCTTCACAGGTATCTACAAGTGTTTGAAAGTCAACTTCTAAAGCATCAAGTTGTTCAGTCAAGGTTTGAACTCTGCCTTCTGCTTTACCTTTCTTGTTCTTGTATGATTCGATTTGATCTAAAATTTCTTGAGCGGTCATTTTTCATTTACCTTTTTAACAGCATCTACAACAATGTTAGTAATTTCTTCACCAATTTCTGATTGTTCTGCCATTACCTTTAAAGCAGCTAGTTTATCATCCAAAGATGTAAATTGCCAAGTGTGAGTTCTCATTTGGGCAACTTTTATCTTAAATTCTAAAGTATCTTTTTTCAAATCTTTAGCAGCCTTTATTTCATCTAACTTGAAAACTTCACTAGCTGGCTTTGCAGATTTAAGCTTGAGATATTCTTCATTGAGAATTTCACCATCAAGAGTGTAATCTAGGATAAGAATTTCAATATCTTTCTCTAAATTGTCTCTTGATGCAGAATAACGACTAATTGCACCTGGGTTGATAAAACGCTTACCATCACTTCTAGTTTGCTTCATTTCGTGGTGAATATGCCCTGAAATAACCAAAGAAGTATTAGGATGCAATGGAGTGTCTTCAAAAAGAAAAGTATATTCTCCAAAGCGATCAAGTTTATTTGAAATAGAAGCGTGACAAACCCAGATAATTGCTGGTGAAGTAGTTAAGTGTCCAGCCTTAATATCTCTATCTAATGAAGGATGATAATGAGCGAATGAAATTCCTAATGTTGGTTCGTAGTCTGTTTTGATCAAATAACCAGCAGAAATAAGAGTTCCAAGGGCTGTTTTTTCAAGATTAGATGAACTATCAAGATCGTGGTTTCCTACACAAACATAGATAGGAAATGACCAAGGTTTGTTGCCATTAGGACCACCTTTAAGAATATCTAAAGTTTGATTACGAAGAAGTGGGCCAACTTCATAAACTTCGAATAAATCACCAAGAAGGACTACAGCGTCAACTTTCTTTTCTTCAGCAACTGTAAAGCATTCAATGAGTTTGGTTCTAATTGCCAAACTATAATCATCAAGTCTGTTTTTAGGTTGCTTATCCATCAAGTGGATATCACCTACAAACATCACTTTATTTTGTTTGATAAGGTTATTCATTTTACGTTTCCACAAACATCACAAACTTCAAAATTATCTTTCAAGTATTGCTCAAGTTCTTTGATATTTGTATCGCAATCTTCAATGATATTATTTTGACTTTGAATTGCATTGTTTTTTGTATCAATATCCAAAGAAATTTCATTAAAATCATCATCAAGATTGATTATTTCATCTAGGATTGTATGTTCATTTACACATCCTGAAATTAGAGTGCCTATTACACCTTCAGCAATTTCATAAAAGACGTTGTATTTTTCTTTTGTGATTTTGAATTGTTCCCGTGTTTTAAGGATGTTCTCATTTAAAATAAGACCATCAGAAATTTCATTAAATTGCTTTTCTAATACAGGAATATTATCAGAAAGAAATTGGAATAATTTTTCAGATTTTTCTTTTTCAGCCTTGCAATCAGCATATTGCTTGCCAATCTTTTGATACTCAGCACAAAGATCGTTTATGTCTTTAATTTCTTTTTCAAGTGCTTCGTATTCCGCAATCATTTCCTTGAATTCATTTAAGTTTTTAATCTTTTGATCAAGATTTTCATACGGTTCAAGTTTTTCTTTAGTGCTTTCAATTTCACAAACTACTTTCTTGATATCTCCTGAAATCTTATTGACATCAGATCCAAGTAATGAAGCAGCTTCTTCTAAGTCATCAATTCCAAGCAAACGTGATATTTCTTTAGGTAATGCTTCGTCGGTTAAGGTTACAAGAAAAAACTTTTCTTCTTGGTTAGCTAAAGGAAGTGCGCCAGATAAAGTCTTAGGGATATGACCAAGAAATTCTGTAACATCAGTTGGAATATTTTTTGAAAATCTAGAGTGCTTTACTTTTTCTTGGCCTTCTCTTTGATATTCTATTTCATTCGTATCGCCTTTTGTACGAGAATACCAATCACCATTATTGTATGTAATTGACACTTTTGCATTTTTCTGACCTTCTCTAACATCGTATTTTCTGAAAGAGTCTAAAAAAGCAAGGTGTAAACTTCTTGAAATTGCTGACTTACCATTATCAGAACTGCCTGTGATTATATTCAGACCAGGTTTTAATTCAAAGAAAGTATCTTGGTGATTTTGAAAGTCTTGAATTCGAATTGATTTTATTTGTCTATTCATCTCACTAGCATTGTAGACAATATATCTGGAAAATGCAAGTCTATAAATTCAGCTCTGGATCTAACAATAGAATGAGGAATATCGAACACATTAGGAATCTCAATTTTATACAATTCCGCTTTGATTAACTTTACAGGATTATTAGTCATTGGACAACATTTGTTTGTCTTACCATTATGTAATTTATTGCAGCTCATACAAAGAAATTCTGTAGATTTAAAATATGGAATGAAAAAATCAACTGTAATGTCAAGTTCTATTTTTCTAAATTTTAAATATGTTTGATTATTGAAGTCTTTATAGTTATCACATATTTTTCTAAATGTCGTTCCCTTGTTGTCTACAAATAATGTACTGGGTATTTTTATCTCATAATCATTCGTAAAAACAAATTTTGTTTCTGATAAAATGCCAGGACTAGCCAAACAGCATAGGAGCTCATTGTTAATTTGTGAAAATCTATATTGTGCTGGCTTCTTCATTGGAGGGGAATGTGAAAATAAGTATTGATCGGGATATGCTACTTACTGAATTATACGATTTACGAGCAATATTGACTGAAGCAGCTTTAGAATCAGACGAAGCAAGAAAAGGCAAATTGAAACTTGATGAAATTCTCACTATGATTATGAACTCGCCACAATCAGATAATAATTCATCATATCCAAAGCCGAAATTAAGGAGAGGATAATGACTCAAGTAAGATTAGAAGAAATATTGTCTAAAGAAAGTGTTTCTAATGAAGAATTAGGTGAAATTCTCGGAGATTTGTTTCTTTCATTCAGCAAACATTTTAAAGATATCAAAAATCAAATGAACAATCTTAGTGAAGAGATTGGTGATTTAAAAAAAGAAATCCAAGTATTAGAAGATAAATCTAAACTTGGATTTGGAATTATTTTAGAGGATGAGGAAGATTAGTCTTCCTCATCGTTCATTTGCACTCTGACTAAAAATGGTTGATCTGTTTCGTAGCTAGCCCAAGTGGAAGAATTAACTTGGTAAACATCTGTGCTTCCGGTATACGGGCAGACAATATTTGGTTGGTCTTCCTTGGTATTCATTACAACATCAACTACAGCCATACGATCACGATTTTTCTTTGATGCAGATTCATTGGTTGTTGTATCAAAACCAGCATCAATAATTCCTAATGACCTCTCACCTTCTTCAGTCAGATCATCATCATCCATATCATCAAGAAGATCAATGTCATCTACTGGAACTTCAATTTCGATTGTTTCTCCATCTCTGACAACATACATCTTCTCAAACTTCATATTATGGGAATCACTATCCACTCCCATAAGTTCATCCATAGCAGCTCTTGTTTGTGCTTCAGCTGTCATTTCATCAACAATTACGCCAGCAACTTTTCGTTCTTCCATCTTGTTTCCTATGCTATATTTTTGTCAGTAAAATCATAAAGATTGAAATTTATCTTTATTGGGTAATTCAATCCACCAATAGGAATGAATGTAAATACTTCAGGTACATTCTTTTCTACCTTAAGATGAAATACATCTGATTCTTTTTTGACAGATACAAATTCAGTCATTGTAATTTTACCCTTATGTGAAAATACAAGCAATCCGTCACCACCACGAGGAGAGAAAGACATCTTCATAATTCCTGATTTGTGAGGAATTACAGTGAGCTTTATATCAGAACCATACTGACCTAAAACTGTGCCTTCAATCTTTTCTCCAATAACAACTGATGATGGAATTTTCATATAAACATCAAGAGATTTTTCTAGTTTATAATCTAACTGCAAAACATCAAGGTAATTTATTGGGTTGTTCTCTACACCTAATCTACATATGACCCGGTCATTTTGTTGAAATTCGCCCTCAATGATGCCAGATATAGTTTCTTCTGGATCTAATTTGCAGTAGACATTAAGAGGAGCAGTATTTTGTTTGGCTGTAAAGAAATTTTTAATCGAATATGCTCCCGCTCTGTCAGGCAAATAGTGAGCATTAAAAGATTTTTTCAATGACTTCACTTTAAGATCAGAATTCATATAAAACTTTTGTGGCTTATCTGTTCCATTCTTATAATGAACAAAATATCTCACTCTTGTATTTTGTGTATATTTTTTATCGTGCAGTACTCCTGACTTATTAATTGTTTCTGGGTTGTTCAAGTATAACAAATAAGATGTTTGTTGAGAATTTAAAATAAATAAAGCCGCAATCAAACATTTGATCACAGCAAATAACTTAAGAGAGAACGCCATTGTTAAACCCTCCAAGGACTAACGTTAAACTAGCTTTAATATTCTAGATATAAAGGGCTGAAAACTCCTAAAAAAGAAAAGTAATCATATCTCTAATTTGGATTTTATTTATGTTCAATTTAAACAAACACGTATTAGCTGCAGATTTATCCACTAAAGTATCTCCTGAAGACATTCCAGGAAGAACAGTTGAAGAAAAAGCTGCCTATATTTCTGAATACCTTGATAGAGAAATTGGTGAAAAATTAGCAGCTGGAGAAATTGGCATTGAGGCTGCATACAAATTATTAGCAGAAACAAAAGTATCAGGTGTACCACAACAATTTGAGTTCCTTGAAAAATACAGAAGTAACATCACTACTTTAATTCAATCAGCTTGTACTATCAAAGAACAATTAGAGCAAACAGGTTTAGATCAAAATCAAGTTTCAGAGATTATCATCAAGAAATTATTAGAGCGTGTCAATCAAGTATTTATTCCAGAATTGATTGAGTTAAGTAGAACATCAAAAAGAAATACTCCTGAAGCCACTGAAATTTTAGGAAGACTACCAGATTATCAAGATCCAGATCAAATCGCTTCTATAAAAACCTGGATTTCAAAAGAAGTTCAAAAAGAAATCAATGAAATTATTGATGAATTTAAAGAAATCAAGAGTCGTGCCTTACAGATACCTAATTTTGATGAAAATGATTTATTAGTGATGGTTACTAACACACCTGTTGAAGCACTTAAGATTTTATTCCCAGACAGAAGAAAGACATCTAAAAGCCCACTGCCATCAAAGTTTACTGATCCAACAGTTATTCAAAACGTAGAAGCAATAAACGAAGAAGTGCAGAAGCTAGTTAAAAAAACCAATGTCAAAGGTGAAAGTGGTTGGACAAAAATTCTTGCATTATCTGGAAAAATGAATGAAGAAGAAATTGCTAGATGGAAGAAATTGATAGACCATCCAGTGAATTTTAACTTATATGAAATGATTAAGAACGCTGGATTAATAGAAGAGATAAAAGTTGAAAAACCAGAAGTCATAAAACAAACTGGTTTTAGAAGTACAGAATTGAGAAATACATATTATAGAATTTTCAGACCAGAATTTGATCCAAGTACAGGTTTACCCTTTTTATCACCATCAGAAATGAAATACCTTGAAGAAAATTTTCCTGGGCAAGATGTCAGAAATATTCCATTTGAAGTAGACAAAAGAGTTAACTTCATTAAACGCTCTCAAATGACATTAAGAGACAACTACGCAAAAGATAGACTTTACGAATTTATTCAAGAAGGTTATGATGGTCCGGGATTAGCAAAAATAGTCCATTCTGATTCTTTACCATTAGACCCAGCAGGTTTAGCTATTAGATTTTATTTTGTAAGTATTTGTAAGGGTAATCTTACTCAATTTAGGAGTGATTTGAGAGATATAGGTTTGACAGAGTTGAGTGATTCTTTAGAATCTTCTAATCATTTTCCTGATCCAAATTATGATGCTTTAGGACTTACAACTAGGTCCAAACAAGAAGCAAAAATTATTCAAATTTTAAGAGAGCAATTTGGTATTGATGCTATTCCTTACCAAGTTTTAGTTCCTATTCCTACTGACTGTCCAACTAATGCCAATAATTTTGATATAGATTTTATGATATATGTAGATGTTTTAGAATATATCGATCCAATTAATTTTCAGCCAGTTATAAAGTCAAAAGTAATGTTTGTTGGAGAATATTTTGGCTATGATAGTGATGATATTAAAACAATTATAGACCAGGGTAAACCTTGGTTAGATCCTGATGGCAATGTGTTTACTCCTCCACCAAAAATTAGTACTCAAACTGGTGAAGTGATGAAAGAATATGAGCCTCTTGTACCTGGTGTCAAAACAAGAATAGGAAACATATATAAACTTAAAACATTATGGAAAAAAAGAACTTACTCTACACTTGCTCATATTGTGGGTACTGAAGCTTTGAGTTTTGAAAAAGAAGACTTAAAAATTCCATTCAATTCAATTGCCCAGAAATTAGACGAAAAAAATATTATCTATTCTTATCCAGGCTGTAGCAATACAAACAATTTTTGTAAAGCTAAAAAGATGATTGAAAATAGTGTAGATTTTGAATTGCAAGCAAATCTTGATAACCCAGAATTTCGCAAGATGATTGTAAATGATGATAAAAGAAAATGTATTCGTGCAATTGATTCTGCAATTTTACATTACAAATTACAAAATGCAGTAAAGCAAGCAAAAAAAGAATTTGTTGGCAAAGCTGGGTTTGACAGAAAAACCATAAAAGAACACCATGACTATGTTGAAAGCATCAAAAACAATATAGACAATGCTTCAAGAATAATTTTAAGTCCTAACTCATCAACAGAACAAAAGATTTCTGCTCAAAAAATGATAGAAGCTAATCAAAGAGATTTGGCTACATTAGAAAATTCTCCATTGAAACTTTTCAAATCAAGAGTTGATGAAATTTTATCTGAAAAAGAACATTTCGAAAAAATACAACAATTTGAAAGACTCAAAAATGCTATAGAAAGCGGAAATATGCCTGCTGATTTGAAAGAGTTGAGAAAATTATTGATGGGAATTGACGAGGGTATTTTTGGATTTGTTCCAGATCCAGAAAAATTATAATATGGCAATTTACACATCTAATCACATAGGTAAATGGCACTGGCTAAAATATGACAATAATATAGTTTTAGTTGAAGAATTTACATCTAATTCTGCTAGAGCCGTTCAAGCTAAAAGTTTGATTCAAGGTGATGCTGGTGTTAATGTGATGTCTTACAATGGAGTAACTCAAACGTGTACTTTGTCTTCAGATGTTTTATTACAAATTCCACAAGCAAGATTTAGCCTTAATAGTAGCGTCCCAACTGTCGTGACTCCGCCATTTAATCCTGGTTATCGTGATATTTTTGATTTATTAATTTCTGATTTTGGAATTGTAAAATCAAACTTATTTAACCAAACATTTATACAACCAAGAAATTTGCTAACATCTGCATCTATACAAATTGGCAACTCGATACGATGTACATTAAATTACAATTGTTATTTTGATCAATTATTTCAGCAAATTGAGTTTGCAGAATATTTTCCACAAAATTTTGATTTTTTAGCTAGAACAGCCAAAAACTATGATTGTAGATTTTATGCAACTGAAGGAAACGATCAAATGTTGAAAGTTTTATCTGGTAGCATAAATATAAATGTAACATATGCCAAGGTGTTTCTTTTAAATTTAGAGTCTGATTATCCATTATATTCTCCTCAAGCTTATGAAGTATCAGGAACTATCACTGTACCAACAAAAAACTGGTATGAAATGAGAGATTTATTTGATTCTAAAATTGTTTCTAATATCAACATATCTTTATTAGTTGGCAATAGATACTTAAGATTGGGACAAACAGTAATAGAAGATAGTTTAAATCTTACAATGAACGACAACTTAATGACTGCAGAAATTTCATTCAAAGGATATGCAAGAATATAATGCCAATTTTATCTGCAGAATTATTATCCAGCTTCTATGCTATATCACTAAATGGTAAAACATATATACTTGATTCTTGGAATGAAAATTTACAACAAGATGTAAACAGCAAATCTTTCATTCAAGGTGACATTGCTAACAGAGTTGTTGAAGTAAGCAACCCAGTACATCAAGCAACTATGTCTGGTCCCATATTACTATTAAAAGACCTTGATTCTGAATTAAAAGTTGTTGATAATGCTTACATCAATGTCACAGATGCAAATAAGAATCTTCCTCCATATGGCATTTATGATATTTTTGATTTAATTTTAGAAAATTTATCTCTTGTATCTAGGCCAGTCAATGAACTAACAGATTTACCTTATTTCATAGACAATGCATCTCTTTCGCTTAATTTTTCGGAAGTTATGTCTACAGTTACTTTAAATAGTATATACCCACAAGGTTTTGAAAGAACTCAAACTTTAGGTTTCAGTAAATCTACTGCTGGAAAAAGTTTTCAAGAAGCAAGAATTTTAGGAAGAACAGTAAAATTTTGGGATTTCAGATTTAGAATTTTTGGTGATTTTTACGCTCTTACTCAAGCCAATATCAATATAAGTGTTGTAAGTGATAGAAAAACTTATGTTGGAAATAATTATTACAATGGAAATACAAATCCAGACTATGTAATTACTGGTTATTCTATTTCTGGAGATGCTGTCATTTCAATACCTCCATTTCAATTTGAGAATTTCAGATTGTATCAAGCACCAGGCAGTTTCAATGTGTTTCAAAATTCTATAGGAATGGGATTGATTGATTCATATAGAGGGCATAGATTTATTGATTTTGGAAATTATCTTATTTTGCCAAGAATTGAATTAGATATGAAATCAAGTCAAATGATAACGGCCAGAATTAGTTTCAATACATTTGTAAGAAGAACTTTCTAGCAACCTGTACAAATTTGGTATGCAAGATTTTTTAAAATTTCATCTAGTTTGTGAAGACGAAAAAAATTATGAAGACCTACCAGATAATACATTAATTTTATCATTTACAATTCCAGGTAGACCATCGACAAAGAAAACTTCCCAAAGAGTAGTTAGAAGGGGTAAATTCACCAAAATTTTACCTTCTGCTCTTTACGAGAGATATGAATTACACTGTAAAGAATATTGTGAATATTTCTGGCAAAGATTTAAATTAAGTCCAATCGATTTTGGAATAGGTATCAAACTCAAAGTTTATCTAGACTCTTGGATTGTGGGTGATGAATGTGGATATCAGCAAGCTAACGGAGATATTATTCAAAAACACGGAATCATTGCTAACGATATGTGGATTCATTGGTTAGATAGAGATTCACATATGATTCACTATGATAAGGAAAATCCAAGAATTGAAGTAGAAATTTTCCGCTACAGACACCCAAAAGAACAATTCAGAAATGAACAATTAGCAAAGGAAGCAATAAAGGAAGCAAAGAAGAAGAATAAAACAATCAAGGAATAGTGTATGAGTAATATTATAATTGTGGATTTCAGAGACAATGAAGACTTTGAAAATCATCCTTATATATCATATTTAAAACAAACTTTAAATATGATTTCTTATCTTGAAGAAGCTGCCGAATTGTGGAAATTGAATGATTTCTTTGTTGAATGTGTTTCAGATTATTTGCAAATTAAAAGAGAAAGAGTTTTTATTACTAGGTTATGGGATATACCTATAGATTTATCTTCTAGTAGAGTGGGATTGATTACAAGTCAATCATTCTTTCCAATTATAAAGACATAAAAAAAGCAGGCTTTGCAGCCTGCTTTTTATTGCTTTGAAAGATTACGAATTAGCTACGATGTAGTGTGGCTCTGTATCAGTGATTGTAAACTCACCAGAAACACCAAGAGGCTCAACAATTTCCTTCATTCGCTCTTGAAGCGCCGAGGTGTTCTCGGTGAGTGCTTCATTAATAGCTGTCAATTGTTGCTGTGCTTGCTGAAGTTGTGCTGCATACTGTTGAGCAACGTTCACAAATTCAAGAACATCAGACTTTTGTGCCTTGAGCTCGAGTAATGACTGGCGCATAGAAACTAACTCAAGATACTCATCGTGAGAGATTGCTGGCTGCTCCTCACTAACAACTGCTGTAACGTCTGTAGACTCGTCCATTGATATATATCCTTTTGATCCCTTGATCTGTATTATGATACCTGATTAATTACTTTTGTCAACCCTTGATATCTGAAAATTGACAAGGTATCATCCATACATCTTTATACAATAAAGGCAAGAAATGAAAACAATTTTTTTAAGCCCATCGGATCTAGCTTTCTTACTAGATGATAGTCCTTGGGGATTTTATCAGAAGTACAATCTAGGTATCAAACGTCCACCAGTAATCATTCCTCGTATTTTTACAGTTATTGATGTGTTAACAAAAGTTTGCTGTGAAAATAAAAATATGAAAGAGTTTGATCCATCTTTTCCTGATGCTGTTATTACTGGAGCAGATCAATGGGTAAAGAGCAAACCTATCATAAACCCTGATTTTCCTGATGTTGAAGTTATTTTACGTGGAAAAATCGATGGTGTTTTGAAATTTTCTGATGGATCTCATTCTGTAATTGATTTCAAAACTTGTGAAATTCAAGAGAAAACTTTACAGAAATATGTTCGTCAATTATCTTGCTATAGTTATGCTATGACAAATCCAAATTCTGCATCAGATTATTCTGTAAAGATAAATGACAAAATTGGTTTATTTGTATATGAACCGAATAAATTTTCTATTTCTGAAGATGGATCTGCTAATCTTGGTGGAAAGTTAAAGTATATTCAATATGATCTTGACTTGGATGGATTTGAAGAATTTATCAAAAAAGAAGTGATTTCTCTTATCGCTGGAAAAGAACCACCTCCAACTGATGACGATCCTTGTTGGGTTTATCTGAAGCAATTTGGATTTGAATACGAGGAAGATTAAAAACTGTATCAGAATACTAAATAAGAAATTTAGTGTTCTGATTTTTTAACTATGAGAAAAAGTATATCAATTTATAACCACAAAAAGTTTGCGCAAAAGGTAGATGATGTTAATGCAGATTATATCAATAAATTGCTAGCAAAACCTGGCGACGTAACTCAAGAATTTGTTTACTACATTGTAAGAGTTTATTTTGGCGATGATCAGTTAGCAACAATCAAAAAAAGTGGTATGAATTATGATAAAACTGTATACAATTCACGTTCAGCAGCGGGTATGATAAATAAAATATATGCAATTGATAAAGATCCAAGAATAACTGTCAAAAATAAATACAAAGACGTTAGCACAAAAGCAGTTGACTTTATTAAGAACAAATTAAAACAAAATGAGGGAACCAGTGCTCCTGCAGGTGGTACTCAACAACCAGCTGGACCTCCTATGGCTAGTCCTGGTGCTGGTACTGCAGTTACTCCTTCTGCTCAAGTACCTGTTTCATCCCCTAATCAAGTGGCGCAACAAGCACAAGTCACCCCTGAACAAGCTGATGCATACTTGACACAAATTATTCCTGTGCTTAAAACGCTTTCCGAAGATAAATCTAAACCCGGAGCTTTCACACAAAGATATTCTAATGAATATAATGATGTCATATATGCTATGAATATATTGAAATCAGATTCAAAGTTTTTCGAAAAATTAGAAAAATTCAATACTACATTCAAAACATTAGCTCCTATTTACAATAATGCTATGCACCCAACAGGCTGGACTGCTGCTGGAAATAGTGTATTTGTGACTGATTGGTATACATTGGGTGACCAAATCATTAATGAAATCCAGTCTTCAATGATTAAAGAATTAAAAGAAGATGAAAAGAAGCTAAAAATACAAAACACACCAACAAAAATTTCTACATTTCAGACTGAATTTCTAAATAAAAATCCTAAAAATACAGATATATCGGGAGTTGCTAATAAAGTCAATCAAGTTATTGATCAATTTAACATTGGAAAATCAACTGGTGACAAGCTTACAAGATTAAAATAAAGGGCAATTTTAAGAAGTTGTTAAAATAAAAATTATGTTTACAAAAGAATTTATTAAAATAAGTCAAATACTTGATCAACATGGCATGCATAGACAGGCTGATGATTTGCTCAAAATTGCCCAAGCTAAACCTGCTCCTAAACCCCCAGTCAAACCAGCTGTCAAAACTCCAGTCAAACCTGCTACTAAACAACCAGTCAAACCTTCTACTACCCCTGCTCCGGTTACCAACGTACTGCCAACCAGCCAAAATGCAATCATCAAATATTTTCAGGATCAATTGAAGAGAACCAACCCTCCGAAGTTTGAAGATATGATTTCTGCAGTTGAAAAACAATACAGAAATAATCTTATAGATTACAAATCTTACACAGACTTGATTAAAGAATTTAACACATATTTCAATCAAAATGCTATTCCAATTAAGCCAAATGATCCAACAGCTTTCCCATCTATGGTCAATGATACACCTATACAGGGACTTGGAGTAGGGAGTGAAGGCAATAGAGTTAATATTGAATTAGCTTCTCCTCTTGAAGGTTTGACAGCTGCTGGTGAAAAAGCTCTTCCAAACAGAGAAGATAGAAACTTACCAGGTTTAGTTAAAGAGTGGAACTCATACTTGAAAACTGATAGTTTTAAAGATAGTTTAGAAGCAAGAATTCAAGAAATGAAAAAATACAACCAAGATACTACAAAACTAGAAGAGTTATTGAGTAAAACAAAAACAGAAAAAGGTCTTCAAGTTGGTGATTTCGGAAATGTAGATTCTGAAGGCAAGCAGCAAGCGTCACAAATTTATGGTGTAGAAGCCAAGCCATTAACCTCAATAACTGGAACACCTAAAACTCCAGCAGCACCAGCAGCACCAATTACTCCACCAACACAAGCCCCGAATCGATCCTAAAATGCCAAAGCCAGTAGATGATTTAGTAGATACTTTATTAGATGATTCTGATTTTTATCCTGAAAAATCCAAGGATGATAGAGAATCTACAGCATGGGCAATAGCTTATTCAAATTACAATAAAAATAAGAAAAGAAAAAAGAAATCTTTTAATATGAAAGAATATCGTACAGCACAAAAACCAGATCAATAGATCTGGTTTTTTATTTATAATAGTTTTATGACAAAACTTTCGCTTATTATGCTTACTAACACTGTAAACAATGATATTTACAAAATGACACAAAATGCATTAGATTCTCTTCATAATTCAATTGGATCTGAAAATTTTAACGTAGTGTTAGTGGAATCAAACAAAGATAGAGAATGGAATTTTCAACACGTAAACTTTTATCTTAAACCACCAATTGATTTTAATTACAACACTTATTTAAATATCGCAATTGAAAACTGTGATTCTGAATATATTGCGATTGTAAATAATGATGTCAATTTCCATAAAGATTGGTGGGTTAAAATGGAAGCAGCTATGATCAATCACGAACTTGATACAGCTTCTCCAAGATCGCCAACAGAGCAAGTAGGAATTGTTCCAAGAGCTGAAATTAAGCACAGATATACACCAGAAACAATGGTAAGAGTTGGCTTTGAATTAATCATTAATTTCTGTGGTTGGTGTTGGATTATGAAGAAAGAAGTCAAAGATTGGCTTTTTCCATTAGATGAACAATTTGCTTTCTTTTTCCAAGATAACGATATCATTATGAGATTACAAGAAAAAGGCTGCAAACATGGAATGGTTGCAGCTTCTAAAGTGGATCATTATGGACAAAGATCTCATGGAACGTTTAAAAATCAAGAAGAATATATGAAGAATACATTTGCTCTTGAGAAGAATTTTATAGAAAAATGGAGGCATCGAATGTGATGCCTCCATTTTAGTTTTACTTATTGAGTAATGATAATTCTTTCATTACGTGTTCAGCAAGAGCTTTAGTGGTGTTGTATTTCTTCATATGATCCATCACTTCAGCTTGGAAATATTCATAATTCTGATCAAGCCACTTTGGATCATTCTTGTCAAAGAATGCAACCTTGGTCAACAATGCCTTCGGAAAACGCATCATTGAATATCTAGGGCAATTCATAATATCAGGGAATAAAGGAATACAACCATTACCCATGATTTCATAATGTCTCAAACAATCCCATCCAGCCTTTGGCATTGTAAAAGCATACTTTGAGAACATATAATCCTGATAGTATTCTGCTTCTGTATTGAATACATAAGTCTTACGATCACGAGGATCACTGTGAGCAATACGACGCTCTTTCTTTTGACCAGCATTTACCTTATTTGTTGGGAAAGCAAAGCTAATTGGAAGTACGTGTTGCATGTATTCTTGAAGATGAACTTGCTTTTGATCAGGATACAATTCACGCTTAAAGTAAACTACACCATCCTTCAAACGATCTTCATGAAAAGCATTGGTATCTTCGCCATCAACAAATACAATCTTCTTCTTGTCATAATTTTCAAGAACAAGTTGAAGATGATCTTGACTTCGCCAAATACTTCCATAAATTACATAATCAAAGTACTTATTTCGAATCTTCTTTGTGATGTCTTCACGATCAGCATCATCAGAAGTGATATTTCGACAAACAGTAAAACCACGTCCATATTCGGTAGCTAATTGCTCATCAGAATAGTCTGAATAAAGATGAAATCTCTTATTACAATCAACTACATCACTGCCAAAAAGCTCCTTAAGTCCAAGAAGCAAACAGTCATCTTGATAATCAGTTAGCCAAGGAAATTGCTCTGATCTTTGGTTTCCAGAAATATATAGAATTTTCATAAAACTATTGTACACTCCGAAGCAAAATTACGCTCTTACTTCAATTGTACATTTTACATCAACTTCATAATCTATGCAAACATCTGCAAGTTTATCTAATAAATTTAGCTGCCCTTTTATCATAAGATTTAGAGGTTTAGGTTCAGAAATTGATATTAATTCCAAAGCTGATTCTATTTTTTTCTTTAAAGCTACTGGATTGTAAGATTTATTTTTAGAAATATTTAACGAAAACAGAATTGGAAGTATGTTTTCATCAGCAACTTCTAATCTATTAGTGCCATCTTGGAGATCACACATAAATAATTGAAAATTATAAGCAACAAGAGGTTTATCTTGAATGATATATTCACGGCAAAATTCGTGATCATAATTAAGCTCATATTTGAAACTATTATTAATTAAAATTTTTTCCCATTCACTCATTGTTCTTCTGTTATTCAATTCTAGAATATCTTGCAATAAAATGATCATAATTGAGCTGTAGTTTGATGGTGGAATTACTTGCCCTTTCCACAAAACATTTTCAGTGCTAGGATGATGTTTGATATCAGGTTCAAAAACTAGAAGTGTGTAGCCCATAATCTTATTTTACATTAAGATTATTCTGGATCAATTAGTTTTTGGTAAGTTTCAAAAAATTCTTGAGAAGCGATTCTATATACTTCACTGTAATAAGGAGATGGAGAAACAATATAATCTCCAGTTTTCAAGGACATCAATCTGCCCCATTTAGCAACAAATTCCAAGTCTGACCCATAATATCTACAAGCGATAATTTTACCGCTTGGAATGTAAACTGCCCCTTTGTCATAGTAATAGAAAAATATATATCTACTAAAAAGCATATCACAAGGAACTATATATTGTTCTTGACATTCAGTTTGCAGATTTTGAACTATAAAATCGCCTTCTTTTGCGTAATTTGTAGTTTCTAATCCATCTGCAGTCCAAGTCTCTATGTATTCATTTAAGTGGGCAGGATAAGCATAAATTAAACAAGTTTTAAAATACTCTTGTCCATTGTCTCTTATTTCAGGAAAGAAATAAGAATATGCTTCTTCTTGTGTCATAGTAAATATATACTGGATGCAAGAAAAAAGACCCTGATTATTCAGGGTCTTCGAATTTAAGAACTTGCTGTTTAGAAAATATGTGATTTATTTGTTCACTATTGTCAAAACCTTGATTAAAATAATTCCTTGCTGAAATCATTTGCTCTTTTGTCAAATCAAGATCTAAAAACTTCATCAGCTTTTGAAATCTTTCTTCATTTTCATCAGGTGTAGAAATTGAATTGTGAAGAGTAAACATTCCACTATCCATTCCTAAACTGTAAGCTTCAGGCCCAAATTTAAATTTATCGTAAAGTAAGCCTCTATAAGAACCATTATCTTTAAAATAGTTTTTAAAAATTGTGTTAGTAATATGAAAGAATAACAATAATTGATCGTCTGTTTCCAAAGAATCAAAATACTCTTTAGCCTTTTGTTCATATTGCCCCAAAGCTTCTTCTTCAATTTTCAATAATTCTTTATGTTCATCTGAATTTGAATATTCAGTGTATGAATTATAAGTTTTACCGTTTATTACAAATGGATTAGGTTTTTTTACCATAGGATTACCTGTGCTTTCTCGAATTGAATCTTCTTTACGCTGTCTAATTTCTTCCCAAGTCATATTACTCTTTTACAGGAGTAATATGAATACACTGGGCTTCTTCTTTTCTTAATGCAATCTGGCTTTCTCTGCAGTTTACAACCATCATATCCATATGCTGTTTGTTGAGAACTTTTATTTCACAACCAGGGTTGAAACCTAATTCAGAAAGTCTTGTTCTGACAGTTCCGCAAATTGATTCAATCCTATAAGTTTCACCAGCAGAACCATCAAATAAGGTCATAGTCTTTCCTAGAAAAAGAGCCTTCCGAAGAAGGCTCATAAAATTTAGTTGGATGTCTTCTTCTTTGGTTTTGCAACTACGTACTCAATATCTTCTGATGGATAAAAAGTCTTCATAGCTTTGCTTCTAATCTCATAAGAATTTACTGTAAATTCTGGCTCTCCATTAAATTCGCCCATAAAACCACGAACAATAACATTGGAATCCAATGGTATGTCATACATTAAGGTTTCGGCATCATGGGTGTCATTAAATTTGACTCTAATTATTTTGTTTGATCCCAATTCAAGAACAAAGGCACAGGCCATACTTTTGGTGACAAACCACTTTCTCTTGACTAAAACATTATGAGTTTCAGTACGACGAATACGATTCATATCTAACTTTCTCCTGCGAATATTCTAACACGATAATAAGCAAAACACAAGCCCTACCACCACAATTCAAACCAAAGTTTAGAAAGATTTTCCACTGCTTTCCTAACATCATCAGTGAGTTTTTTTCTTTCTTCAATATCTACTGAATTATAATATTGGTCTGAAACATAATAATTTTCAAAAGCACTAATGATAAATCTTATTTTCTCATCATAAGATTCAATTGTTTCACCATTAGGAATACCATTATTTACTTCAATAAATCTTTTCAATCTAGGAATTACAAATAATGCCATAGTGCGATCCATATGCCAAGTTTCAGTATCATCAAATCCTCTTTCGAATCTTTGCTGACGATACTGCTCTTTTTTCACTAGATCTTTTTCATAAATTTCATCAGCTACACTAAAGGAAATATTATTTAATCCCTCTGGCTTTATAGATAATTGCAAGTAGTCTTTTGATTTCTTCTGGGTCGATTTTGATTCTTTTTGGCTCATTTTCGTCGCTCATTTTCTTCTTCTTTGACTATATCATAATAGACCATTCCATTTCGCAAGCACCATACAGAAAGAGCTCCTAAAAGAAAATCTGATGGTAATGTTCCAGTAGTTCGCCAAACGTGAGTTAAAGCAATCAATCCAATAACATACCAAACAAGACCTGCAGCTTTATTGTTGTCAATTTTATCTTCCATAATAGTTATTATATCATAAAAAAGAAGGCTGTAAGGCCTTCTTTTTTATCTAGTGGAATTCTTGGAAATAAGGGCATTTTTGAAAGCCAGATCCATCTCTGACCCATCCGTTACCTTTACATTTGTTTTTGCCTTTTCCCAGGCATTCACAAATTCCAATTGGTTTACCGTTTCTTATGATAATATTATCGATTTTTGCTTTTTCTTCTAGTGTAAGATTAAGAAATTCTTCTATTGATCCGACCTTGAATCCAGCATTTTCTAATCGATTTTTCTTATCTTCATCCATTATTGAATCTTTTGAACCGATTTTCAATATCAAACTTTCCATCGACAGGTAAAACAAGCAAATCAGAAACTTGCCAATCATTTTCTAATTCATTAGCAACAATTGTTTTTACTTCCAAATTTCCATTAACAACTCGCCAATATTTCACAACATTCTCGTTTGTATTTGAAACTACAGAACCTTGTTTCAACTCATAAAATAAATCAAAATTAATATTTAACATAATCGTCCTAATCCTCATCTTCTTCGTCATCAGAATCATCTAACGCTACAGCCAAATCTCCTGGAATAGTATCCCACATAAAACCCTTATCTTCAAGAGTATCTGTGTTCCAAGGTTCCAATTCTTCAAGCCATTCTCGATAATCTTCATATTTTTCGTTGTAAGCATCTTGAAGAGTGTCAAAGTCCAATTGATATTCTTTCTTGTAGAATTTCATTGCTTTATCAAAATATCGACAATCACTATCAATTTCAAGATAAGCATAGCCTTCTTCATTTAAAGGATCTCTACTGGTGCCAAGATAAGAACAATCACTGATAATGTCAATGATATTTAAATCACTAATAAGTTCGAGATCAACTTTCCAATAATCGTGTCTACCACAATCTATAGTTTGAATTATAATTTTTTCCATAATTATTTATTTTCCTTTTTGGTCATTTTGATGAGCTTGCTTATAATCTTAACTAGCAAGGCTAAAATTACTCCGGGTATTGCAACTAAAATAACTAAAATAAAAGGCCCGAAAGGAATCAAAAGCATAGCAGCTGTGTTAAGAAAATCTTCCATATTAATCGTCACTAGATATTTTCTGTGGCTCTATTGTTACATGATAAGCCACTTTCTCTTCTTCAAAACAATATCTTAATGAATCCAAAAATTCTTTTCTGTCATTGTAATAAAGCTTTTGAAGCATCTTGACCATTTCTTCTTCTGCCACTTCTGAATCTTCATCAGCAGTTATATCAATATCAAAAGATAAATTCAATCTGTATTTAGCCATCAGACTTCTTCCTTGCTATCTTCTGTATCCCAATAATCAATGTCCCAATCATCAGCAATAACATCACCAGGTTCTAAATCAAGACCCATTGATGCCAATTCATATTTACTTCCAATTTCATCTGGTTCATCTAGATTATATACAGACACAAAATAATTGTCACGATATACATACACAAAACAATTGTCATCTTTGTCGTAATACATATATTTTTGTTCCCAGGCAGCTCTTGTGATTGGTTTGCCTTCCATTAAAGCATCTAATACTTCAGATAATTTCATTCCACTATTTCCCAGTCATCTTCTAATAAATCGCCACTATCAATAATATCATAGTAGCATATATAATTGGAAAACTCAGGCTTTTCAGGAACCCATTGTGGAACTAAATGAGTGTCTAAAGCTCCTAAAATTGGATCATTGATATCAATCTTAACAGTCCACATATCATCACTAAAATAAGCCTTACATTTTTTATGAGGTTCCCATTCTTTTCGCCTAAGAGTGTAGCCAGCGTGTAGATATTTTATTGCTTCTTTGCCTGTCATTCTTCAGCAACTTTCTTGAAAGTGTATTTTGCTTCCATAGGTAATATGAGAAATTTTATATCCATCCAGTCAGTCTCACCAGATTTATGCTTAACTTTATTCTGAAGCTTGTTATCCTGAAATCTCCAATATGTGGTATTCTTCTCATCTTTAATACATAAAATATGACCAGAACTCAAAATTTCAATAACTTGTGTTGGTACAGGTAGCATCAATCAACCTCAAAGTTTTTCTTGAAAGTTTCTCTTATATGTTGATCCCACAACAACTCAGATGCAAAACCAATAGTACCAGAATCAAAATGAATCCAAACTGTCTTACCATCATCAGAAAGACTTACTTCGATAATATCATCTTTGTCGTATTGAAATTCTTCACAAAAAATATAGGCAATTTCTTGTAAATATTTCCTGAATTTAACAAAACTATAAATACGCCCTCTTATATATTGTTCACTTAATATCTTTGGATCAGCTTCCATTTAACACTCGCAATAATAAGAAAAACAAAGTACTTAACATTCCACTAATAATAAGAAGAGAGGAAGTAAATTGTAAAAAAGATCGATCTCTAACAATCACTGTCTTGTAAGCTCCTACGAGAAAGTAAACCCAACTCATAAGAGCAAATAAGAAAACAATGGAAAGAATTACAATCTTAATATTTTCCATCTTTGATATCCTGTTGATTTTTATCCACTTCAGCTACGACATCAACAACTTCCCAATCATCAGCAATTAAATCTAGATAAATAATTTTACCATATCTAGAATATTTACCAACACCCCAATCAGGATGCCAGCTTTTACGTCTGATTGTTTTTCCAGAATTTAAATCATCCAAAACATCTTTGAATAATTTAGTAGGAACAACCACCCAATCCTCAGCAAAAAGGTCTGCGGTTGTTATTGTAGATTCAGCGTGGTCATATTTTTTTGGAAATAGAGTAAGACTAGGATTACCTTCTCTAGACATCATCTTTCCAGCATTGAGCATTTTTACAGCCCAGTTTATATCTCTCTTAAGTTCAATATTATTTGTCTTCAAGAAATCATCAAAATTAGAACCAATATGCTTGTTCTCAATTGCATAAGGTAAATAATCTTCACCTGGATCTAAAGTATATGGGAAATTAGTCTTATCTAACTTTGCTGCTTTCCAAGTTTTGTCTTTATTTTGGTGATGTGTAAAATCTTTAACTTCTGCACCCCACTGTTTCGT